GCCCTAGGGCTTCGTCCCGCTCGAGGCCGTCGTCGTCGTGAAGGGCCTCGCGCCCGACGGCACGCTCGGTGTCTTCCAGTGCGCGACCGACGGCCTCACCTCGTGGGAAGCGCTCGACATGGTGATCGCGTGCGCCGACGCGTTCCGCGCGGCGATCCGCAACGCCGAGTGACAGGAGCACAGGGCGAATGGCGAAGGGCGGTGCACGCGCTCGCTCCGGCCCGGCGCCCGACCCCGACGCGCTCCGGCGCGACCGCAAGGACGACGCCGCCTGGCTGACGCTGCCGCTCGCCGGCCGCCCCGGCTCCCCGCCCGACTGGCCGCTCGAGCAGGTCACCGACCGCGAGCTCGCGGTGTGGGAGCGCGAGTGGCGCCGGCCGCAGGCCATCATCTGGGAGCGCAACGGCCAGGAGCTCGAGGTCGCGATGTACGTGCGCACCCTCGTGACGGCTGAGAACCCGAAGTGCCCGGCGGCGCTGCGCGCGCTCGTCGTCCGGCAGCAGGAGACGCTCGGCCTGTCGCTCACTGGCCTGGCGCGCAACCGCTGGCGCATCGAGACCAAGAGCGAGCAGGCGCAGACCAGCCGGGGCACCCGCCGTCGCGCCGAGCCGCGCAAGGCGTCGTCGTCGCGAAGCCGGCTGCGGGTCGTGAAGTCCAGTGGCGACGTCGAAGGCTGACGACCGCGTCGTCGACTTCCCGACGCTGGGGCTGCTGGTCAGCGACTGGGGCGAGCAGCACTGCGTCGTGCCGGACAGCTTCGACAAGGGCGAGCCGTTCGTCCAGTGGGACTGGCAGCTCTGGAACACCGTCAAGTTCTACGAGCTGCGGCCGAACGCGAAGGTCGGGCAGCTGGCGACGGCGTTCCGCTACCGCCGCATGCAGTGCGTCCGGCCGCAGAAGGCCGGCAAGAGCCCGTGGGCCGCGTTCCACATCTGCTGCCAGTCCGTCGGCCCGGTGTTGTTCGCCGGGTGGGCGCTCGGCGGCGAGGTGTACGACTGCCGCGACTACGGCTGCGGCTGCGGCTGGACCTACGACTACGAGCCCGGCGAGCCGATGGGCATGCCGTGGCCGACGCCGCTGATCCAGGTCACCGCCACCTCCGAGGACCAGACCGACAACATCTACCGCGCGCTGCGGCCGATGATCGACAACGGTCCTCTGTCGGTGCTGATCCCGAAGACCGGCGAGGAGTTCATCCGCCTGCCCAACGGCGGCCGCATCGACGTCGTCACGAGCAACGCCAAGTCGCGGCTCGGTGCGCCGGTCACGTTCGTGCCGTGGGACGAGACCGGGATCTACCTGCCGAGCAACGGCATGGTCGACGTGTTCGACACCCAGTCGCGAGGCCTGGCCGGCATGGGTGGCCGCGGCATGGAGCTCACGAACGCGTGGGACCCGTCGCAGCGTTCGGTGGCTCAGCGAACGGCGGAGTCGAAGGTCGCGGACATCTACCGCGACATGCCGCAAGCCCCCGAGCACCTGAAGTACTCCGTCAAGGCCGACCGCCGGAAGATCCACGCGCACGTGTACGCCGGCTCGCCGAAGGTCGACCTCGACGGCATCGAGGCCGAGGCCGCCGAGAAGCTCGAGACCGACCCGCCGCAGGCGGAGCGGTTCTTCGGCAACCGGCTCGTCGCCGGCGCGTCGGTGTGGATGGACCCCGAGACGTGGAAGGCCAACGAGCGCACCGACATCCGCGTGCAGCCCGGCGACCTCATCACCCTCGGCTTCGACGGCTCGTCCGGCACCGAGCGCAGCGATGCCACGGCCGACTCAACGGTGCTGCGCGGCTGCCGCGTCTCCGACGGCTTCCGCTGGACCGTCGGCGCATGGGAGGCACCGGGCCCCGGCCCGTGGCGGCCGCCCCGCGCCGGCGTCATGCGCGCGATCCGGGCGGCGTTCAAGCGCTACGACGTGTGGCGCATGTACGCCGACCCGCCCGGCTGGCAGACCGAGCTCGACCAGCTGCGCGCCGAGTACGGCGAGGACCGTGTCATCGACTGGTGGACCAACCGCGACACCCCGATGGCCCGGGCGCTCGAGCGGCTGCACACCGACGTCAGCCGCGGCGAGACGTTCCACGACGCCGACCCGGTCGCGCGCAAGCACGTCGAGAACGCCCGCCGTCGCGTCAAGCGCGCGCTGAACGACGACGACGGGACCCGCGAGCGGGTGCTGGTGGTCAAGGACCACCCGATGAGCCCTCGCAAGATCGACGCCGTGCCGGCGGATGCGCTGGCCTACGAGGCGCGTGGCGACGCTCTGGCCGCGGGAGTGCTCAAGGACGACGCCGGCGGCGAGCACGCCGAGTACTACGGCCGACGCTGACGGGAGGCGCCATGCTCAGCGCGCTGCGCCTGCTGTTCACCGGCCAGCGCCGGCCCCGCCGGCTGTCGCAACGCGGCGTCGCCCGTGCGGTCGAGCTCGGCTGGCGCCCGTGACGCGCGTCGTCGACGTCCAGGCTGTGCACGCCGCGGCGGACGACGACCCGGACGGGCCGCTGAACGACCCGACCGACGAGCAGTGGATCGCCCGGCTCGGCAAGGCCCTGCGGCGACAGCGCAAGCACGCCAAGCGCTACGACGAGTACTACAAGGGCGAGCGCGAGCTGGCGATCGTCAAGCGCGACTTCGAGGAGGTGTTCGGCAGCGCCGACCGGGGGCAGCGCATCCTCGACCAACTGCTGCCGCAGCTGCCCACGCCGCGCGCCAACGTCTCCCGCGTCGGCGTCGACGCCTACGCCGAGAAGCTCCGCCTCGTCGGGTTCCTCGCCGGCGGCGCCGAGCCAAACCCGGACGCCGCACGCGCGCTGGCCGACGTGCTCGAGCGCAACGACTTCGACGAGCTCGGCCCGACCGCGCACCGCGAGGCGTGCATCAAGGGTCTGTCGTTCGCCCTCGTCTGGCCCGACGGCGACGGCCGGCCGGTCGTCACCATCGAGGACGCGACGCAGGTCGCGATCGCGCGCCGCGCGACTCCGCCGTACGACGCCGTCGCAGGCATCAAGGTCTACAAGGACGAGTGGACCGACCGCGAGGTCACCGCGCTGTACCTCGACGACGGCGTTCGGACCTTCCGCCGGCACAAGGGCCGCGGCCTGGTCGAGGACGAGCGCGAGTTCGAGGCCGCGCCGTCCGTGTTCGGCGGGGCGCTTCCGCTGGTGGAGCTGAGCAACCGGCAGCGGCTGCTCGACCCGCCGACCAGCGAGCTCGTCGACGTCGCACCGCTGGCCGACAACCACGCGAAGCTGCTCGCGGACATGGTCATCGCCGCGTCGTTCGGCGCGATTCCGATCCGCACCGCGACCGGCATCAAGTTGCGGTTCGAGAACGGCCAGGTCGTCTCGCCGTTCGACATCCGAGCCGACCGGATCCTGGCGTCGGAGAACAAGGACGCCAAGTACGGCCAGCTCGAGGGCAGCAACCTCGCCGGGTACGTCTCCGGTCAGGACATGCTCCTGACGCTGCTGCGTCTGGTCACCCGCGTGCCGCAGCACTACTACGGCGTGGGCGCCTCCGCCGGGATGAGCGGCGAGACGCTGCGGGCGTCCGAGGCCAGCCTGAACGCCAAGGTCGGCGGGATGCTGCCGATGTTCGGCGGTGGTCACCGCCGCTGGGCCCGGCTGGCGCTGCTGCTGATCGACGCGGCGAAGTACTCGGGCATACCGCTGCGGCCGGAGTGGGCACCGGTCGAGACGCGCATCCCGTCGATGGAGACCGACGCGTTCCAGAAGGCTGTCGCCTCCAAGGTCCCGGTCGACATCGCCGCGCGTGAGTTCCTGCGCTGGCGGCCCGACCAGGTCGCCGAGCTCAAGCAGCGCATCGCCGATCAGCAGGCTGCTGAGGCGGCGCTGCTGTTCGCCGGCCAGCCTCCCGCGGCGTGACCGCACCGGTCGACGTCACAAGCGGCTACCGCGACCGGCTGCTCACGCACCGCGTCGTCATCGGCCAGTCGGTCTCTGCGGGCCTCGCCGACGTCGACCTCGACCTGGCACCCGAGCGACTCCGCCAGGCGATCGTCCGCTGGGCGACTGCCGCGGCAGCGCTCACCGCCGCCGGCCAGGCGATGGCGGCACAGCTGACCGCCACCTACCTCGCCGCCTACCTGTCGCTCACCGACGCCCAGCCTCCACCGCCGGTCGACCTCAACTCCCGCGTCGGCCGGGTCCCCGACGACGTGCCAGGTAGCAGCCTCGAGGACGCGCTGATGCGTGCCGGCGTCGCGGTCCTGTGGCGGCTCCGCTCCGCACCGCGCGCCGATGCCGTCCGGTACGGGCAGTACGCCGCCAGCCGTGTCACGTGGACGTCGGTGCAGGACAGCGCGACATCGGTGCTCGACGAGGTCATCGACGTGCACGCCGAGATCGTCGGGTGGCGGCGCATCGCGTCCGCGACGGCGTGCAAGCGATGCGTGCAGGCCGCCGAGCGCACGTACAGGTCGACCGAGCCGCTGCGCCGCCGGCACCCGTCGTGCCGCTGCTCGCAGGAGCCGATCGTCCGCCGCTGAGCAGTGGCCCCCGCTCGTCCGGACCGCCGGTCCGGCTGCAGGACCTCACGTCCCGAGACGGGGTGAGGCAGCTCGACCCGGGTGCTCGCGAGGAGACCCGGCACGGACAGCGAGAGGCGACCGTGACCGACACCGACACCGGCCAGCAGGGCAACGACCAGGGCGGCGGCCAGCAGGGCAGCCATGGCGACGGGCAGCAGCAGGGCACTGGCCAGCAGAGCACGCAGCAGAACGACGACCACGGCCGCCGCGGCGGCGACGACCAGCTCAAGGCCGACCTGGCCCGCGAGCGTGACGCCCGGCAGCAGGCGGAGCGGGAGCGCGAGGAGAAGGACCGCGAGCTCGCCGAGCTGCGCAAGCAGAACGAGACCGAGACGCAGCGGCAGATCCGCGAGGCCGTCGAGGCCGCGCGCAAGGAGGAGCGCGACCGGGCCGCCGAGCGCGACCGCGAGCAGCTCACCGAGCGGCTTCGCGACCGCGTCGAGGTCGCCGCGGCGGGCCGGTTCAACGACCCGACCGACGCCTACGCGCAGCTGCAGGCGACGGGCGCCCTGTCGGGGCTGACCAAGGACGGCCGGCCGGACAACGACGCCATCAAGGCGGCCGTCGACAAGCTGCTGACCGACAAGCCGTACCTGGCCAAGACCGGCACGGCCGACAGCGGCCGCGACTCCGACCGGCGCCGGCGCGAGGCCGGTGGCGGTGCCCACCAGGGCGCTGGCCGCGGCGGCGACGGGGGCGGCAAGAGCGACCGCGTGCAGCGGCAGCTCGAGCGTGCCCGCGCCCGTGAGGGCCGCCGCACCTAGACCCTCGTCGCGCGAGGCGACGAGCTGCTCCATCCCCACCCCATCACGACACCTGGAGACGAGATGCAACTCGCCCCTCGCACCGAGGACTTCCTCGACGAGGACCGCCGGTGGATCGGCGACAGCAAGAAGCTGCGCGCCGACCGCACCATCAACCTGGACCCCGCGCTGTTCGACGAGGACGACTTCCCCGACGGCGTCGTCAAGAGCGGCACCGTGCTCGCGCGCCGCACGTCCGGCACCCGCCTGTGGGGGCCGTACGACCAGGCCGCCGACACCGACGCCGTGACCGGCGGCGCTCAGCCCGACGGCCTCGACGTCGCCGTCGGGTTCCTCTACAGCACCGTGAAGCTGCGCGCCGACGGCGGCGTCGCCAGCGCGGCGCTGTACGACAACGGCGCGATCAACGTCGCCCACCTGCCCGTCAGCTCCGGTCCCGGCTCGCTCGACGCGGGCGCCCGGACGGACCTCGCCGGCCACTTCCGGTTCTACGAGTAGGGGGACCTGCAGCCATGCGCTACATCTACGACCTGATGGACTTCGCCGAGCTCACCGCGTACGCGCGGGAGCGGGTGAACGACAACCGCGGGCGCTCGCTCCTCGCGCAGTTCCTGCCCGACGAGTACCGCGCCTCGATCGAGTACCGCACGATCCAGGCGCGCCGCGCCAACCGCGCCGCGTCGATCCGAGCCTTCGACACCCCGGCGCAGATCGGCCGTCGCGGCACGCTCAAGGACGTCCGCGGCAAGCTGCCGCCGATCAGCCAGATCCTGCCGCTGTCCGAGAGCGAGCAGATCACGCTGCGGCAGATCTACGGCGGCCCGAACGCCGACGTCGCCGAGGTGCTCGAGGACGCCGTCTTCAACGACGTCGACAACGTCGTCACCTCGGTCTACAACCGCATCGAGCTGCTCCGCGGTGAGGTGCTGTCCACCGGGACGATCCTGATCCCGGAGCTGCAGCAGGAGGTCGACTACGGCGTCGACCCGCTCAACATCGTCGCCGCGGCGACGCCGTGGACCGACACGACCCCAGACATCTACGGGTTCCTCATGACGCTGCAGGACCGCTTCGTCGTCAGCAGCGACGGCGAGGAGGCCGGCATCATGCTCGCCAGCCGCAAGGCGATCCAGCACATGCTGCGCGACCCGCAGATCCGCGGCCTGGCCGGCTCCTCGCCCAACTCGCCGGCGGTCACGCCCGACCAGCTCAACGCCGCCCTCACCATCAACGGGCTGCCCCGGGTCGTCCGCTACGACCGGCGGGTGCAGGACGCCAACGGCGTCAGCCAGCGCGTCATCCCGGAGAACACGATCGTGTTCCTGCCGGCCGGTGGCGGCGAGGACGGCCAGGCCGGCAGTCCCATCGGCGAGACGCAGCACGGTCTCACCGCCGAGGCGGCCCGGTTCGTCCGCGACGGCGTCCTGGACGCCGACCAGGCCGCCGGCATGGTCGTCGGCCTCCTGGAGGAGGACAACCCGCCGACCGACTCCACCCTCGGCACCACCGTCGCGCTGCCGGTGCTGTCCCGTCCCGAGGCGCTCGTCGCCGCGACCGTCTTCTAGGAGGACCAGCCATGGCACAGCGCACGCTGGCGCGCACCGTCACGGTGCAGAAGTACAAGGGCGAGGGCCGCAACCGGGTCCCTGTCGGCGAGCCCCGCACCTTCGCCAAGGGCGACCAGCCCCCGGCCGAGTGGGCGGAGTTCATCACCAACCCGTCGGCGTGGGAGGGCGGCAGCGATCGCCCCACCGCGTCGCCGTCCACCGGCAGCGCGGCGGCGCCGCGCCCGGCCAAGCGCACCGCGCGCAAGGCCGCGGCCCGGACGGCCACCGCCGCCACCGGTGACGGCGACAGCGCCGGCGGCAACGGTGACGGTGACCTGAAGCCGCCGGACGGCGACGACGTCGCCGAGTGGCGGGAGTACGCCTCGAAGGTCGGCGTCACCGTGCCCGAGGACGCCGACCTCGAGCAGGTGAAGGCCGCGCTGGCCGACAAGGGCCTGCTCGACAGCTGACCCGCTCGGCCCGCCCGCCCGTGCCCATCTTCCCCGGGGCACGGTCGGGCGGGCCGCCGGCCAGCACGCCCTGACGTCGAAGGAGGCCGACGGTGACGACCCCCGACGACGTCCCGCCGCTGCTCAGCCTCGAGCAGCTGCAGGTCCGCAGCGGCAAGACCTTCACCGAGGAGCAGCGGCCGCGCGTCGAGGCGATCCTGCGCGGCGCGTCCGGGCTCGTCCGTGACGTCGCAGCGCTGCACGGCGTCGACTGGTCCACCGCCGACCACCTCTCGCCCGAGGTGCCCACGGCGGCACGCGAGCTCGTGTACGCCGCCACCATGCGCGAGCTCGACAACCCCAAGGGCCTGGTCACCTGGTCCAAGACCGTCGGCCGCTGGTCCAAGACCGAACGGCTGCCCGACGGCTCCCCGGTCGGAGTGCTGCTGTCCGCAGGGGAACGCACGGCGTTGCTCGCCGCGATCGGCGTCACCGACAGCGACGACCAGCCGTGGAGCGGGACCATCTCCGCCCGGGCCCGCCGGTGATCGACCTCGAGGACCTGCCCGAGCGGGTCACCGTCCAGGCGCTGACCGGCGCCGGGCCGTACGGGCCGCAGTACTCCGCGCCGCAGTCCGACGTGCCGGCGCTGGTAGAGGACGTGCACGACCTCGTGCGCACCTCGACCGGCGAGGAGGTGCTGGTCCGGTCGCAGGTGTTCCTGCCACCGACCGTGACGGTCACCGCCGGGTCGCTCATCACCGTCGACGGCGTCGAGCGCGCCGTCGTCACCGTAGAGCACCTGCGCGACGACGCCGGCCCGCACCACGTCGAGGTCCGGCTGCAGTGACCGGGAGGTGCTGATGGCACGCCGCGGCACCTACCAGGCACCCGGACGGCCGGTGCAGATCGTCGACCCGGCAGCGCTCGAGCGCGCCCTGACCCGCGCGGCCCGAGTGGTGCTCGACACCGCCTCGCCCAACGTGCCCTACGACACCGGCGAGCTGCTCGAGTCCGGCGACTACCGCCTCGAGCTCGACCAGCAGCGCGTCGTCGTCGGCTACAGCGACAGCAAGGCGATCGCCGTGCACGAGGACATGGAGTCCGACTTCAACGTCGGCGGCCCGAAGTTCCTTGAGAACGCGCTGCACGCCAGCCGCGGCCGGATCCGGCAGATCCTCGTCGACGAGCTGCGCCGCCGATGACGGTCATGATGGGCCGCGAGCCCTGGACGCAGGCGTTTCTGCACGGCGCCGCCGAGCGCCTCGCTGCCGCCGGCGCCGGCGCCTGGAAGCCCGACGGCAGCTACGCCGCCTCCGACGTCGGCGTGTACATGCAGGTGCTGCCGACCAAGCCAGACCGGGGCATCGCGATCGCGCACTACGACGTCGACCCCAGCCTGCACGGCCACGGAGTGCAGGGCCTGACGGTCCGCTGCCGCGGCACGAAGGACCCGACCGTCGTCGGCGACATCGCCGACTCCGTCTTCGACGCGCTGCACGGGCTGCGCGCCGTCATGTTCCGCAGCGTGTTCGTCGCGGTCGTCTGGCGGCAGTCACACAGCCCGCTCGGCGCTGACGGCACCGGCCGCTGGCAGACCACCAGCAACTTCTACGCCCTGACCACCCGCCAGTCCCCGCACGCGTCCGAGTGAGACCGGCCGTCCTCATGGCGGCCTCCCCCGCACCATCCGACCCTCCTGGAGGAGACCGCCGTGTCTGAGATGCTGCCCGAGGCCCTGCGGCCCACGGTCAACAGCAAGTACCGCGTCGACGTCAACGTCGGCACGGCCGAGACCCCCGACTGGGTGCAGGTCCGCGCGCTCAACAGCGTGCAGCCGGCCGTCGCGAACACCGTGCAGGACGCCACCGACTACGACAGCGTCGGATGGGGTGCTGACGCCGTCACGCTGCGCAAGTGGTCGCTGGCACTGGTCGCGATGCGCAAGCAGGCCACGACCGGGTACGACGAGGGCCAGGAGGCGCTGCGCGAGGCCGCTGAGGCCCTCGACCTGGTGCACATCCGCTGGTACGAGCGCGACGTCATCGACGGCGAGGCGTTCGAGGGCCACGCGCTCGTGCAGTGGGAGCCGCAGGGCGGCACCGCCGAGGGCCTGTCGACGGTGAACGTCACGCTGCTCGGCCAGGGCGCCCGCTCGGCGATCGCGAACCCGCACGTGTCGACCAACGCGCCGGTCGTCGCGAGCGCCTCGCCGGCCTCCGGACCCGCGGCCGGTGGCGACCTGGTCGTGCTCACCGGCTCCGGGTTCACCGGCGCGACCGCCGTCACCTTCGACGGCAGCGCGGCCGCTCAGTTCGAGGTCGTGTCCTCGACGAAGATCGCGGCGGAGACGCCGGGTGGTGTCGCCGGCGCGGCCGACGTCGTCGTCACGACGCCGGCCGGCGCGTCGGCGGCCGCGGCCGTCTACACCTACGTCTGATCGGCGGCGCCCCCGCGGCTGACCAGGCCGGGGCCGCGGGGGCGCTGCTGGCAGCACCGGCCTTCTCCCGGCCTGGAGACCTCGTGCCGTTCGACGACCTGTCCGAGATCCTCGACCCTCACCTGCGGCTGCCGATCGGCGGCAGGACCTACCTCGTGCCCGGCGTCAACGCCGCGATCGGGCTGCGGCTGCAGGCGCTGCAGGCGGTGGCGCAGCAGCGCCGGCTGTCCGGCAGCGAGCGCGAGAGCCTGCAGCTCGGCGACGACGACGAGCTCGACCTGGTCCGCGACTGCCTCGGCGCGGCCTACCAGCAGATGGTCGACGACGACGTGCCGTGGGACTGGATCAAGCACGCCGGCATGACCGCGTTCCTGCGCTGGACCACCGGCCAGGAGGCCGCCGAGCGGTTCTGGCGGTCCCCGCTGGGGGAAGCGCCGGGGACGCCCTCGCCGGGGCGTCCCCGAACCTCGACGACTACGGCCGCGGCGCCTTCGACGAGGCGACCGGCCTCTACGAGTGGTACGAGGTCCCGCAAGAAGTCCTCCGCCGCAACGCCGCGAAGCCGGGCCTGACCTGGGCGCAGCTGCTCGAGCAGTGGGGGGCGATCGAGGCCGACTTCCACGAGCGGTACGGCGTCGACCTCGACGGCCCGATCGACAGCCACCCGGTGATGACCGCCCGCACCTGGCGGTGGTTCGAGACGCGCGTGCTGCAGCTGCTGTACGTCGACTCGCGGCTGCGGCGGGTGCTGTTCCCGCCCAAGCCGAGCAGGAGGTGAGTGGTGGCGCTGGATCTCGGCGTGCTCACCGCCTTCATCGAGGTCGACGACCGGCAGGGTCAGCGGACGATCATGGGGATGCAGCAGAAGCTGCGCCAGTTCGCCTCGCAGACCGTCCCGGACGTCGAGATCGACGCCGACGCCGGCCCGCTCGAGCGCGCGGTCGACCAGGCGCTCGACGTGCTCAAGACCATCACCGACGCCGACACCGTCGCGCAGCTCGACGCCGACGTGTCCAAGGCCGAGGCGCAGGTGACCAAGCTGCGCGGTGAGCTCGCCGTGCTCGAGAAGCTCGACCCGGCCGTCGACGTCACCGTCACCGCCGACATCGAGAAGGCCCGCGCGAACCTGGACCGGGCCGAGGCGCGGCACAAGGCGCTCGCCGGCGCCCGCGCGGAGCTCGTCGTCACCGCCGACACCGGCCAAGCCGAGCGCGCGATCGACGACGTCGCCGAGCAGGCCGAGAGCGGCCTCGGCCGCGCCGGCGTCGAGGGCGGCCGCAAGCTGTCCGCCGGCGTCCTCACCGCCCTGACGGCTCTGCCGATCGCCGGGACCGTCGTCGGGATCGGCGCAGCACTCGGCGCGTCGATCCTGTCGGGGCTGCAGAACGAGGTCCGCGGTGACCTGCTCGCCGCCCGCACCGGGCTGGACGAGGCGACCGTCGCCCGGATCGGCCGCGCCGCCGGCGAGGCCTACGCCGCGAACTTCGGCACGTCGATCGCCGACAACATGGACGCCGCCCGAGTCGCGATCCAGGGCGGGCTGCTCGACCCAGCCGCGACCGAGCGCGACACCCAGGCCGTCATCGAGTCGCTGTCCGGCGTCGCCGACATCCTCGGCGAGGACATCCCCCGCGTGGCGACCGCCGCCGGCCAGCTCATCCGCACCGGCCTGGCACGCAACGCCGACGACGCGTTCGACGTCATCGTCCGCGGCACCCAGCGCGGCAACAACGCCTCCGAGGACTGGCTGGACACCCTCACCGAGTACCCGGCGCTGTTCCAGCGGCTCGGGCTCGACGGCGCGACCGCCACCGGCCTGATCAGCCAGGGGCTGGCCAACGGCGCGCGCAACAGCGACCTGGTCGCCGACGCGCTCAAGGAGTTCCAGATCCGCGCGACCGACGGCTCGACGCTGTCGGCCGAGGGCTTCAAGATGCTCGGCCTGGCCGCCGAGGAGACCACCGCCAAGATCGCGGCCGGCGGCGACTCGGCCCGCGAAGGCCTCGACCAGGTCCTCGACAAGCTCCGCGGCATCGAGGACCCGGTCAAGCGCAACGCCGCCGCCGTCGCGCTGTTCGGCACCCAGGCCGAGGACCTCGGCGCGGCGCTGTTCGCCCTCGACGTCTCCACCGCCGTGCAGGGGCTCGGGCAGGTCGAGGGCGCCGCGAAGGGCGCCGTCTCCGCGCTCGGCGACAACGCCGCCGGGCAGATCGCGTCCGCGCAGCGCAACATCGAGGTCGCCGCCGACGGCATCAAGGGCGCCCTGGCGTCCGCGTTCGGCCCGCAGATCGAGCAGTGGGCGACCGGGGTGCAGGAGAACCGCGCCGGCGTCGTGCGCTTCCTGCTCGACATGGCCAACGGCGCGATCGACGCCGGCCGCGCACTGGTGGACGCCGCAGCCGCCGGCACCGAGGCGTTCGGCACCTTCATCAGCGACGTCGGCCCGGCGATGCTCGACACCCTCGGCTACATCGTGGGTGCGCTCGACAAGATCCCCGGCGTCGACCTGTCCGACGCCGTCGAAGGCCTCGAGTCCGCCTCAGAGGCGCTCGACCGGCTCGGCCCGATGGCCGAGAGCGCCGCCGACACGATGCGCACCCAGCTCATCGAGAACGGCCTCGACCCGGCGCAGGACGCGCTCAACCGGATCGGGATCGACCAGGAGACGCAGGCGCGGTTCCACGACACCACCGTCGCGCTCGCGAACGACATCGCGCAGGTCGGCTACAACGCCGACGGCACCCGGCTGCAGCTGACCGACTTCGAGGCTGGCGTGAACACCTCGACCGAGGCCGGCCGGGCCCTCGACGAGCAGCTGCGCACCACCGTCACCAGCCTCGGTGAGCAGCTGCGCGCCGCGGCCGCCGCCGGCGAGGGCACCGACTCCCTCACCGCGACCTTCAACGCGAACCGTGACGCGCTCGTCCAGCAGCTCATCCAGCTCGGCTACAGCCGTGAGGCGGCGCTGCGTCTCGCGGAGCAGTACGGCGCTGTGCCGAAGCTCGTCCAGACCGCGATCGAGACGACCGGCACGCAGGCTGCGTACGCGGCGATCGAGTCGCACCTGCGACAGCTCGGCCGGATCCCGGCCAGCATCAGCACGACGGTGTTCATCAGCGAGCTGCGCCGCGACGCCGCGACTGCCGCCCGAGGCCCGGTGCAGCCCCGCGCCGCCGGCGGCGCCTACGCGCCGGGTGCGCTGCTCGTCGGTGAGGACGGCCCGGAGCTGCTGTTCCCCGACACCGGCGGGTTCGTCCTGCGCCACCGGGCGACGCTCGAGGCGCTGAACGCCGGCGCGGTCCGCCGCACGTTCCCGGCCGAGCTCGGCGCCGCGGCCGCCAGCCCCGTCACCACCGCCGCGGCGGCCGCGGCCGCGCAGCGCACCGCGCCGCTGGTGCACATCGAGCGGGTGTACGCCCGCGACGAGGCCGAGGTCGCCCGCCGGATCACCGCCTCGCAGCGGGCGGCGCTGGCAGTGGCCGGGGTGTACGACCTGTGACCGTCCTGCTCAGCGCGCCGGGCCCGGTGCCGGCGCCGCCGGCGAACCCGTGGCCGGGGGTGCTGCAGACCTGGGACGGCTGGGACGGCAGCCATTGGGTGATCTCGGGCGACCGCCGCTCCGGCGTGCGGCTCAAGTCCGGGGTCGTCGGGCTGCACCTGCCCGCCTGGAAGCGCTACACCCGCGACTCGCCGGCCGTGCCCGGGTCGCAGTTCCGCGGCGCCGTCGCGCTCGAGCGCGAGGTGTTCTGGTCGGTCGGCGTCTACCAGGCCGAGGGGTCGCAGGCGTGGCTCGAGTACGACCGTGCCTGGTCGCGCAGCCTGCACGTCGAGCACGAGGGCGTCTGGACCGTCCGGCTGCCGACCGGTGAGCGACGCAGTCTGCGACTGCGGATCGACAGCGACGGCACCCACGCCTTCGCCACCGACCCGTCACGGGTCGGCTGGGCGAACTACGCGATCGCGCTCGTCGCGTCGCAGCCGTTCTGGACCGGCCAGCCGGTAGTCCGCAGCTTTCAGGCCGCCGCGCCGGGCGGCTTCTTTGGCGCCGGTGCGCCGCCGTTCACGATCGGCAGCGGTTCGACGCTCGGTGCCGCGACGATCGACAACCCTGGTGACGAGCCGGCCTGGCTGACCTGGCGGGCGCACGGTCCGTTCGAGAGCGTGCAGGTCGGCGTCGGCGGCCGGGTGGTCGAGGTGCCGTTCGCGCTGGCCGCCGGCAAGCACTTGACCATCGCGACGTCGCCGACCGAGCAGACGGCGTTCGACAGCGACGGCGTCGAGCGGACTGGCGAGCTCGGTGAGGTCGACTTCGCCGCCGTGCCGCCCGGGGCGAAGGTCGAGCTGAGCCTGGCCATGGTCGGCACCGGCATCGTCGAGGCCGAGCTCGTCCCGCTGTACCACCGGGCGTGGTGATGGACTGCCCGTTCCGCATCTCGGTGTTCGACAAGACGTTCGCTCCCAAGGGCTGGGTCGGTGACCCGCTGGCGCTGACCGCCCGTCCGCAGCACAACGGCCTCGGCACCGTCGAGCTGACCGTCGCCAGCTCGCACCGGCGGCTCCCGAACCTGGTCGCCAAGGGCGCCCGGCTCGTCGTCGAGTACGACGGCGAGCACCTGCTGTCCGGGCCGGTGCGGCTCAAGTCCGGGCAGGGTCCGCTCATCGACGGCACCGTGACCGTCGTCGTGCAGGACGACTGGCGGGTGCTCGCCAACGTGCTGGGCTGGCCGGTCCCCAGCGCCGCGCTGACCGCCCAGAACGTCGCCTACGACACCCGTACCGCCCCCGCCGAAACCGTCGTCAAGCAGGTGTTGTCGGCGAACGCCGTCACCCGTCTCGGGCTGCCGATCACCGTCGCGCCGGACCTCGGACGCGGAGCGGCAGTCTCGGTGTCGTTCCGGATGCACCCGCTCGCCGACCGGCTGCTGCCCGCGGTCGACCAGGCCGGCATCGGCATCACCGTCCGGCAGCAAGACGCCGGGCTGCTCGTCGACGTGTACGAACCGGCCGACGCCGTCCGCCTGCTGTCCGAGGCCTCCGGCGTCGTGCAGAACTGGAAGTGGTCCGCTGCCGGCCCGACCGCCACGCGCGTCGTCGCCGGCGACCAGGGCGAGGCCGCGAGCCGCTCGTTCACCCAGACCATCGACGCCGCCCGCGAGGACGACTGGGGCGACGTCATCGAGGTCTTCCAGGACGCCCGCGACACCTCCGACCCCGCCATGGTCACCGCCCGCCGGCTCGAGCGCCTGGCCGACGGCGCCCCGAAGAACGGCCTGACCGTCACGCTCGCCGAAACCGGCACCTTCCGGTACGGCCGGGCTGTGCGCATCGGCGACCAGGTCGCGCTCGAGGTCGGTCCCGGTGTGCTCGTGCAGGACGTGCTTCGTGAGGCGGTCCTGAGCTGGACTCGCGACGACGGCCTGGTCGTCACCCCGGTCGTCGGCGATCGCAGCGACGACCCCGACAGCGTGCTCGCCCGCGCGGTCGCCCGGATCGCCCGCGGCCTACGCCGCCAGGACGCAGAGAGGTAGGTGGCAGGTGGCGTTCACCGTCAACGACGGCTTCGACGGCAGCATCACCGAGGTCGAGTTCGCCCAGCTCGCCCGGCTGCTCGGCGCGCCGTACGCCGCCGACGGCCCGGACGACTGCAAGGTGACCGTCGTCGCCGGTGCCGACCGCACCGTCCAGATAGCGCCGGGCACGATCTACGGCCACGGTGTTCGCAGCGTCAACGACGCCCCGATCACCGTGCAGCTTCCCGTCATCGCGTCCGGCACACGCTGGGACCTGATAGCCGCCCGTCGCGACTGGCAGCCGCCCAGTGGCACCTGCGTCGCGGTGTCAGTGCAGGGCACCGCGCAGACCACGCTTCCGGCCGGACGCGAGGCCGAGCCCGGTGTGCTCGACGACCAGCCGCTCGCGCTCGTGCAGGTCACCGCCGGGCAGACCCTCCCGACCAAGGTCGTGGACCTGCGCGCCTGGCCGAGCAAGGTCATCACCGCCGCCTCACTGCTCGCCGTGCCTGATGCGCCGCTCGGCGCCGAGGTCGTGATCGGCGGCCGTCGCTATCGCCGGGTGATCGACTCCACCCAGAACCTGGTGTGGGAAGAGGTTCTCGACACCAACCTGACCGCGACACAGCGCTGGACGTGGGGCGCCGGCGCGTACAGCTGGCAGATCACCGGCAACGGCGCGTGGGCCGACCCGGCCGGTGCCTCCAAGACGATCGCCTGCCGCGCCGGGCACGAGTACGACTTCTCCTCGGTCTTCACTGTGAGCCCAGCGAACAGCGGCAGCAGCGGGCCCTGGCGGGCCAGCCTCTGGGTCGGCAACACGATGCTGCGTGAGGTGTGGGGCCGCGCGACGAGCGGCCACCCGTCGTTCCCGACGACGTTGCGAGACACCTGGAAGTGCCCGACCACCGGCGACTACGTCTTCAAGACCCGCGCGGCGCGCGGCGCGCAGCAGTACATCGACAACCCCTTCGCCGCGCCGTTCTCCACCGTCGTCGACCTCGGCCTGCGGCCCTGACCCGAAGGAGCGTGCAGACCGATGGCTGACTACACCTACGCCCCGTTCCTGCTGATCGACGACGTCACTGGCGACGTCGTCCGCAACGCCGCCGGGGGGCAGCTGCTCGACCAGGCCGGCGGTGTCGTGCAGCCGGTGTACGACCTGCTCGACGCACCGGTGGCGAGCCTCACGACGAACGCCAAGGGCGTCGGCGCCGCGTTCAAGGCCGACGTTCCGTTCGGTGTCGTCTCGTTCGGCAGCATCGCACTGCCGGTCATCAGCGTCGAGGCGCAGCAGTCCGGGCTGGAGGCAGCCGCGGCACAGGCCGCGGCGGAGGCGGCCCAGGAGTCCGCCGCCGAGTCGGCGACCTCTGCCGCGGCCGCGCAGTCGTCGGCCCAGGCCGCGGCCGCGCTCGTCGACGCGCCCGCCGATGACGCCGTCGCAACGCTCGTGGCGAGCCCGTCGAGCGCCGCCCGGGCCGCTGTCCTGGCGGCCGGTAGTACCAGCTTTGTCGCGCAGAATGACATCGGCACGACCGTCCCGAGCCCAGCGCAGGTCGCAGGCAAGGTCGACAAGAACGCGCTCGTCTTCGACGCGCTCGACTACCCCGGTGCGACCGACACCGAGAAGGCCAACGCCGCGATCGTCGCCGCCAACGCAGCAGGTGGCGGCACTGTCCTGCTCAGTCCGACTCACGAGTGGGAGCTGGTTCGCCGGACCGTCGGCGTGCAGATGGGAGGCGGGCTCCGGCTCCTGCCTGGCGTGAACGTCGACGGCCAGGGGGCGACGCTCACTCTCGCGGACAACACGGAGTTCATCTACGGCGCAAGCACGATCACCACCATCGGCACCGTTACGGCCGACACGACCGAAAGCACCACTGTGCTCACGCTGGACACGACGGCCGGACTCGCCGTCGGGGACGACGTGTTCGTCCGGCTCGGCACAGCCGCCTACGACAGCGCGGAGCCGGCGCACTACCTGTTCGCCAAGGTCGCCGCAGTCGACGCCACGACGGTCACCCTGGACCGCCCGGTCGCCTACGCCATGACGGTTGCGTCGACCAGCACTGCCAATCGGCGGGTGCAGAAGGTCACCGACTTCATCCATGACGTGTCGATCACCGGCGTCCGGCTGGTCAACCCGATGACCGGCGACGCCAACGCCGAAGCCGGTGTGCACCTCCGTTACGCGCGCAATGTCCACGTCGAGCTGGTCGGCAAGGACTGCGGCGCCGGGGTGCTGTTGGCGCAGTTCTGCGAGAACATCACGGGCACGGTCCATGCCGAGTCCGCTGCCGCGCAGAACGGACAGGCCAGCAAGGGACGCATCGTCACGCTGTCGTCGTGCATCAGCACCGACCTTTGGCGTGTGTCGGGCGAGCGCGTCCAGAAGCAGGCGATCACCGCCGAGGCCGGGTGCGAGAACACCCGCGTGCGCAGCCTGCACGTCGTCAACAACTACCCGGGCCGGTCGACGACCACCGAGGCGCTGGTCTCGCAGCTCGAAGACGGTCACATGACCATCGACGCGATGACCGTCGAGGGGTACGGCACGCTGCTGCGTGACGTGTCGGGCACCTCCGGCTCAACCTTCCGCGTCGGCGAACTGATCGACCGGACCGGCGGGCAGCTCAACATTCAGGCGCTCTCGGACATCGACGCCATGCTCGTGGATGGCGTTTGGTACCGCGAGGTCCGGCGACACGCGATCCGCGCTCGGGTGATGCCATCTCAGGCCGAGAAGATCTTGACGCTGCCGCAAGGGCTGCTGCGACGGGTGAAGGTCTACGTGTCGGACAAGACCGGGATCACCGGCTTCTACGTCTCGCGCGACTCATCCTTCAACGGCAGCGATCTGAAGGCGTCGCTCGTCAACGCCACCGTCGTGGATCTCTCCTCGGGGCGGGCCGGTTACGGCCCGAGCTACCCGCTCAACAACACGACGGGCAAGCGCATCCTCTACGCCTCGGATGGCGCGGTGGTCGCTGGCGCCTTCCTCGTGGTCGAGGTCGAGTTCTTCGTCCCGGCGTCCGTGACGGGCACGGCTGGGGCCAACCCGATCACCTACCACGGCCAGGTGCCTATAAACGACCGGCCGACGATCTCGGGCTCGCGTGGGGGGAACGCGGCCCTGGCGAGCCTGCTCACCGCTCTCGCGGACATGAGCCTCATCACCGACAGCACAACGGCCTAGCCGGGCGGTAAGGCGGCTAGGGGCCGGTGTAGCCGCCGCACGAGGAGCACGTCGCCTTGCCGCTGCCACCGCAGACGTAGCAGGGCTGGCTGCCCGACCCCTGGCACCCGCGGCATCTCACGGTGGTGCCGTCCGGTAGCTCGATCACGAGGTTGCCGTTGCAGTCGCTGCACGTCAGCGACGTCTCACGCTTCGGGCAAGGCTGCCAGCCTCGACCGCCGCAGCCCCTGCACCCGGGCCGGCCCTTGAAGGTCTGCTCCGCTTCGGTCATGCGCCCTCCCGTTGTGGCCTGAGTTGCCGGCCGCAGAGTGGCACCCCGTCGCCCCTGCGTCCCGAGAACGCCCGAGTCCGTCTGGCGCCACAGCCGGCTCACCTTGACCCGCGCCAGGAGGTGCTGCGCGTGCTGTCCCGTCCTGGTCTGCTGCTCGCTGCGCTCAACGCCGGCATCGGCGCTGTCCTGCTCCTCGCCGGACCGACTCGGCACACCGGCCCGGCGTTCACCACCCCCCGCGAGCTCCTCGCGATCGAGATGTGGGGCCTGCTGTTTCTGATCGGCGGGCTCGTCTGCGCCCTGGCCGCCGACCACGGCCGGTTCGGCGCGGTCCTGGTCGGCGTCGGCGCCGGCGTCCACGCCTGCTGGGCCGTGGCGCTGCTCGACAGCGCATTGCGCGACCCGCGCGCCGCACTCACCGGCGTCGTCGTCTACAGCTGGTGCGCACTCGTGCACGTCCTGACCGCCCGGCGCCTCGCGGCAGGCAGCTGAGTGTGGCTGTCACGGTCATCGCCACCGCCGTCAGCGGACTCGGCCTCGTCGTCGCGGCCGCCGAGGCACCGGCGGCAACCTCCGGTGACCGGGCCGCGCTGTACGCCGCCGTCTCCGCAGTGCTCGTGGCGCTGATCGGCGGTGCCGTCGCAATCCTGACCCGCCGCCCCGAGCCGCCGGCGGTCCGGTACGTCGACCCGCCCACGAGCAACGCCCTGCCCGCCGAGCTCGCCGACCTGGCCGTCGCCGAACGCCGCCGCCTCGACGACGCCTTGACCGAGATCCGTGAGCTACGCGCCGAGGTCGACATGTGGCAGGACCGCGCCTACCAGGCCGGGTGGCGACCGTGAACCGCCGGCCCGTCATCGCACTCGTCGTCACGCAGGTCGGGCTGGCGCTCGCGCTGCTCGTCGTCGCGCTGCAGGTCTCGACCGTCGCCGAGCTGCGGCAGCAGGTCGGCGAGCTCCGTGCGGAGAACACCGACATGCGAGCGAGGCTCGAGCGGGCCGAGGCTGATCGGGTCGGGCTGCAGCGCCAGGTCGACCAGCTGACGGCGGCGCTGATCGCCCGTGGCGGCGACCCGGACGCGGTGATCGCCCCGTCGTCGACCGCCACGACCGCGCCCTCACCGTCTTCGGCACCAGGCGCCGCCGCGGCCGCGCAGTCGACGTCGAGCCGGCCGTCACCCGCGCCGACGCCGTCGCCCAGCAGCGTCCCCGCTCCTCCGGCGCCCAGCCCGTCACCGTCGCCGCCGGCGGACGACCCCGGCCCGCTGTGCGACCTGATCGGCCTGTGCCTGCCCTAGCCACGCCCCGTTCGCCGTCAAGACGACCTCGGGAGGTCCTCGTGCGAGTGATCGACTACCAGAACAGCCTGCGCCGCCTCGGCTGGGACACGCTCGCTGTCGACGGCAAGCCCGGCCCCCAGACCGAGCGGGCCGTGCACGACTTCCAGCGCGCCTTCGCCTGGTACGACATCGCCGTCGACGGCAAGCCCGGACCGCAGACCTTCGCCGCGCTCAACCACTGCCTGGCTCGCGGCGGCCGCGTCAGCGCGCACTTCACCTTCACCGAGTTCAGGTGCAAGTGCGGCGGCCGCTACCGCGACTGCCGACGCGTGCACCTGACCCGCGAGCTCGTCCGCGACCTCGAGGCGTACCGGGCCCGGATCGGCCGCGGTGTGCGGATCGTCAGCGGCTACCGCTGCCCCAGCCACAACAAGGCCGTCGGCGGTGCCAGTCGCTCTCGGCACCTGTACGGCGACGCCGCCGACATCGACCCGGTCGTGCACTGGACCCGCGTGGCCAACATGCGCCTGTTCGGCGGCCTGGGCTACCAGGGCAGCACCGGCCGCTGCCGCCACGTCGACGAGCGCCCCGTCTCCCCCGCCCACCCGACCGTGTGGAGGTACTGAACCCATGACCAGTCCCGACGACCTGAGCACCGCCGTTGAGCTCGACGCCCCGGTCGACGAGGTCACCGTCGAGCAGGCCGGCGAGTTCGGGGCCGACGACGCATGAGCGCCCCGGTGCTCGAGACCAAGGCGGTCGTCCCGCCTATCGCCGCACTCGGGCTGGGGACGCTCCTCACGTCCGCGTACAAGGTGGCAGCGGCCTTCGGCTGGCTCAGCCTGACCGCAGACCAGCAGACCGCCCTCGCCGGCCTCGGTGGGGCGCTGCTCGTCACGCTCAGCGCCGTGCTGGCCTACCTGCTGCCGCACACCGCCCGGCCCGACCTCGAGATCGAGGGCGAGCACCCGCCGCAGTAGCCCCGCACCGCCACAGGCGCCCCGCCGTCGCCCTCACCGGGCGGCGACGGGGCGTCCTTCGGCGTGCGTAGGGTGCGCCCGTGACCTTCGGAGACAACGGCAGCAGCGGCGCCCTCACCGCCCTGATCATCGTCGCGATCCTGTTCTGGCCGACGGTCGCCGTGCTCCACATCCTCGCGCTGCGCCGAGTCGCCCGCGAGCTCGCGAAGCTGCGCAAGGCCGTCGACAGCAAGCCCGGCCGGCTGCTCTAGCCTCGGCCTCGGAGGGTCGCCCGCTCGAGCTGGAGGCCCTCCCGTGCGCTTCGACCGCTGCCCCGTCCTGCCGTTCGTCGACGACGACGGCCAGGTCCGCGAGGCGCTCGTCCTCGCCCGCCGCGACGACCGGGTCTGCCTCAAGGTCACCCGCGACGTCGGCATGACCCACCTACTCTGGCGGCCGGACAAGCGGCTTGTGAAGAACCCGCCCACGCATGCCGCGATTGAGGCAGGCTCCAGTGGGCCGGCCGCGGCTCCGCCGCCACGCTCCTGAGCCCTACCGCCCGAGGGGGCGGCGGTGACGGTCCGAAGGCAGGGGCCGCGGCCGGCGCTCAGCCGAACCGCAGCTGTTCCACTTCCGGTTCCGGCGCTAGCCGGTCCAGGGCCGTGCCAAGGCTCGGCCTCGACGTGACCGCCGTGGCGCCCTGCTGCAGCAGGATCCGGTTCCCGGGCGGGGTGCTGTCGCCGAAGTCGAGCACAAAGACGGGCCGCCCGGCCCGCAACGCGTGCTGACCAGCCGCCAGCGTGCCGCCCTTGTCGCCGGCCTCGATGACGACCAGTGCCAGGCCCAGCCCGACGATGACCGCGTTGCGCGTCATGGCGGCGCCGGCGCTCCACGGCTGCGAAGGCGGGAACTGCGAGACCACGACGACCCGCTCGCGCGTGAAGAGCTCGCGCGGGAGCGCCTTCTTGATGCGGAAGTGGTTGATGCCCTCGGCGAGGACGATCACGGTCGTGCCGTCGTTGTTCAGCGCCGCGAGGTGTGTCTCCATGTCGACGCCGCGTGCGTAGCCCGACATGACGACCATGCCGTGGCGGGCGACCTCGTAGCCGCAGGCGGCAGCAGCCTGCAGTCCCTGCTCTGAGACGTTCCTTGAGCCGCACATGCTGATGCCTGGCTGCTCGAGCAGCTGCTCGTTGCCACGCACGAACAGGATCGGCGGCGCCCCTGGCGCGTTCAGCAGCTGGCGCGGGTAGCGGTCGTCGCCCCAGAACAGCACGTCGACGCCGTCGTCAAGCAGCCGCAGCACCTGCTCCTCGACGCGACGCATCTCTGGCCCGGGCAGCTGGCTGTAGATGCCGTCGAGTGCCGAGACGCCGTCCGTGCGGAGCAGCTCCATGATCCGGCCGGGAGTACGTGGGTGGCCGAAGGCAGTGAGCGCCCGCCGAAGCTGCTGCTCGGTGGTGTCACCCATCGCTAGGAGCCTCTCATCGTGCGGACCGGAGCAAGGCCAAGGACGCGCCGTGCACCTGCCTGGCGGGCGGCGAGGGCCATGTGCCGCATGGTGTTGCTGCTCCGGATGGCGTCGTCGATGACGATGACAGCGCGGTCTGACAAGGAGATCGGCATCGAAAACTGACCGGTCAGGTCGACCTTGGCGTCGCCCTTCGCCTGCTCGCGCTTTACGTAGGCGGTGTCGGTCATGACGAGTTCCTTCCCGACGGCAGCGGCCACGCGCTGGGCGAGGTCCTCGCCACACGAGATGACCGTGCGGTCACTGCCCGGCGTCGCGATGATGGCGCCTGCCGCCTTGTACAGCGGGTGCCGGTCGATGAACGCAGCCATGAGCTTCACCAGCCTGACCCGGGCGTCCTCCATCATGCCCGGTGAGTTGACGTAGAACTTCGCCGTCTTCCTGGTGCGTCCCAGCGGCGTGTCTCGCCAGTAGTCGTGCTCTTCGTCGGGCGGGATCTTGTACCAGTCGAACGCCACGGTGACGTCGGTGTCCGTGATCCGGATGCTCAGCACCTTGCTGAGCAGGTCGAGCAAGGCCTCGAGCTCGATGCCGGGTCCGTCGGGGAAGTAGATCCGGTGGCTGTACTCGCCGGTGAGCTCGGACGGCACCGTCTGCGGCAGGCATCTGCCGGGCGCGGTCAGCTTGATCTGGTCGACGATGTCGTCGCTCGTGCAGAGGTCGACGATCCGCGCGGGGCCGTCGGCCCGGCCGACGACGCGGTAGACCTGCGACTTTGTGATCTTGTTACCGCGCCACTCGTCCTCGTAGGGAGACAGCGTCCACGGCCACACCGCCACGGCGCTCACCTCCGCTCACATCGGCGGCCGGCGCAGGGGCTCTGCCTCACATCTGCCTCACGCCCCTCGAAGACTCTGGGCGCCCTCTCGGAGAGAACGCCCAGCTCAGAAGGGGTGGAGCTGAGGGGACTCGAACCCCTGCCCCCCCACACTGCCAGTGTGGCACGGCCACCACCGCAGTGTCCGCACCACCGCGTGTCCGCCAGCGTCGGCAACAACTCCGACGTGGTTCCGAGCGGTGCGGCTGGATTTATGTGCGTGGGGACGCCGACACAAACGTGTCCGCTACCCCACTCACACTGCTCAGCGTAGGCGGCGCCGATCTGGTTCACCCGCTCGCGAGAGGCACGCTACGCGCGGCATCGACCCTGGGTCGAGCCGTCGCCGGCCTGCAGATCTGCACCGGTCGCAACCGCGCCGCTTCACGGCCGCCTCACACGCTGTGGTCTAGGGTCCGGCCTGTGACCCGGGACCGGTGGGCGTGACCGGGGTGCTCCCCGAGTACTCCAACCCGCCCGTTGTGCAGATGTCGCTCGGCATCCACTTCGACGAGCTGCCCGACGTCCGCGCCGCTCACCTCGGCGTCTTCGCCGAGGACCTCGCGACGGCCGGCCGCTTCGCCTGGGACGACATCGAAGAGGACTGGCCGGCACCCATCGTCATCGAGCAGTTCGCCGCCGACTCAACCCGCCCGCCGTTCAGGCTGCAGATCGCTGACGAGCTGCCGCCGCCGCGCACCATCCTGCGCGACGCTTCGGCTCACCGCAGCCTCGCGATGCAGCGTGACAGCCTTGAGTACTCCTGGTGGAAGGACGCCAGCCACGGCACCTACCCCCGCTACTCGGCGCTCGTCGAGGAGTTCCTGCCGCTCATGGCCGAGCACAGCAGCTTCATGGCCGCCAAGCAGCTCGGCCAGGTTCGGATCCGCCAGGTCGAGGTCGTCTACCGCAACGCGCTGCAGCGCGGCGTCGACTGGCCGGCCGAGGGCAGCGCCGCCCAGATCCTGCGGACGTGGACGCCCGTGATCGACGCGACGCTGCCGGACGTCGAGGACGCCCACTTCGCCCAGACGCACGTGCTGCGCGACGACGAGGGCCAGCCCCACGCCCGGCTCTACATCAGTCTCGACACCATGATGCCGCCGCCGTTCCGTCGGGCGCCGGACACTGACTGGGCGTCTCTGACGTTGACCTACCGGGGGCTGGCGCCGGCAGGAGTCACCCCGGAGAGCGTCAAGCCGCTCCTAGGAGCGGGTCGAGAAGCTATCGTCCGGTCGTTCACCTCGGTGACGACTCCCGACGCGCACGAACGGTGGAGGAGGACAAGGTGACCGCACCGCACTACCTGGCGCGCCGGCGAGCCCACACCTGGGACCAGCCGCGCCCGGTCCGACACCTGGTCTCAGTGCCGACCGTCGTCGACCTCAGCGCGAACAGCCGGCTCGCCCGTGAGCGCCGCCCCGGTCACAACGGCCGGCACGTGGTCGCGCGACTCAACCAGCTCATCGCTCTGCAGCCAGGCTGGGACGGCAGCAACGCCCAGCCCATCACCGAGGACGCGGTGATGGCCGCGCTCGAGGTCCTGAACGACATCGCCCTCGAGCGGGCGCCTCTGCCGGACATCAGCCCCGGCATCGACGGCGGCCTGCTCTTCGAGTGGCGCCGCGACGGCTTCGAGCTCGAGGTGTGGGTCGACGCAGCCGGTGCTGTCACTGTGACCTACGAGCACGGCGACAGCTCCTGGGAGGGCTCCTGGAGCGACTGCGGTCTGGGCGCACGTCAGGTGCTGGACCACCTGGCCGACTCGCTGCCGGTGGAGTGACATCGGCCTCTAGCGAGGCCGCAGCAGAGATCGCTCTGTGCTGCCCTCTGCACGACGACCCGGACGTCCCCGCGGACGCCGTCCTCTACCGCCGACTCCCACCGTGGCACCTGCACCCGGCGCCCGGGACGCCGACGGGTCACCGTCCTAGCAGCAACGCCTTCCAGGACTGCGACCCGCAGGGCGTCAGCATCTACGTCGCCGAGCTGCTCGAGCGTCTCAAGCTTGGCGCCAGCGACGTCGTGGCCGACAAGGAAGCCGGCTGGGGCGTCGCGCAGTTCTTGGCTGGCGACGCGCGCACCGCCGGCTTCGGTGTCCGCCTCCGGCCCGATCCGGCCGCCGACGACGATCCCCGGAACGAGGCGCACGGCGAGCTCACTGGGCTCCAGCGCGGCAACCCTGGCGGGCGGCAGTCGAAGGCGCTGAGCAAGAAGTCGCTGGTGATCTACCTGCGCTGACCACCCCCCTGCAGGGTTCCCGGTCAGCCCAGTCGACGGCCCGCATGGTCGAGCACGAGGACGCGTTCCTCAAGCGGCTGCCGCGGCCGCGTAGCGCGCAGCAGTCTGACCTGCCCGACGAACGGTTGCAGCGCTGCCCGCCTCTCCCCCGGCTGCATGCGGTGCCACACCACGGCGAGCCGCTCAGCCGCTGACGCGAGCTGCTCGGGCTCCGGCCCGCCGGCCACTGTCTCCACCACGGCCAGCCGCTGCTGCACCGCCGTCTTCGCGGCCTCGAGCTCGGCGACCGCCGCGGCGTACTGGCTCTCCGTGTACACCTCGCGAGCGAGCAGCGCGGCGGCCTTCCCGATCGCCTTCTCGGTGCTGGCGAGCTCGGCCCGCAGCGCGGTGGCGTCGGCGCCGGCCCGGGCCCGGGCGGAGCGCTGCGCGGCGAGCGCCGCTGCGTCGTCACGCAGCTGCCGGGTGTGCCGCAGAACCGCGGCCAGGACCAGGTCCTCGATCGGCTCGAGCAGCGGCGTGCCGATCCCTGGGCAGGCGCCGGGCTGGATCCGCTTGGTCTTGCAGGTGACCCGGGCGTCGCTGTCGTTGCGGCCGTTCGCTCTGCGTCGGCGCCACACCGCCCGGTCGCACTCGTCACACACCAGGAGCCCGGCAAGCGCGTGCGGCGTGCTCGTCGCCACCCGTGGCTGGCCGGCCGCGGCGGTCAGCCGCTGCTGTGCGCGGTCCCAGGTGGCCTGGTCGACCAGCGGCTCGTGCAGCCCCGGCCGTGTCTGGCCGTGCAGCTCGACCAGCCCTAGGTACACCGGCGACCGCAGCAGGTGCCCGGCGGTCTGCGGCCACACCGTGCTGCCCCGCGCCTGGCTCAGCCGCCGCGCCACCACGCTCAGGCTCGCCGCGCCGGCGGCCACGTCGACGAACGCCTCCCGCACCACCCCGGCCATCCCGGGATCCGGTACGAGCTGCCGGTTCTGCCACACGTACCCCAGCGGCGCGACGCCGTGATGCTGCCCGCGTTCGAACCGGGCCTGGATCGTCGACTTCCACGCCCGCGACGCCTCATCACGGCGCAGCTGGTTCGCCGCGAGCTGCACGGTCGTGGAGAACCGGCCCCCCGGAGTCTTCAGGTCGATGTGCTCGCCGGCGCTGATGACCTGCCCGCCGATCGCCGCGACCGCCTCGAGCTCCCGCAGCCCCGACACCGTCTCCCGCGACCAGCGCGACAGGTCGTGCACAGCCACACCGTCGAGCGCACCCGCCCGCACCAGCTCGAGCGCCGCGCCCAGCCCCGGCCGGTCCGACGGCGCGATCGCGCCGGACACGTCGAGGTCGAAGAACACCCCGGCCTGGCCGACGCTCTCCTCGACAACCCCGCCGACCTGCGCGACCGCGCGCCGGGCCGAGGCCTCCTGCACCTCCGGTGACAGGAACGCATCACCCGACCGGCCCATGACGCGCGACACCCGCACCGCGATGCCGAACCGGGCCGGCCGGTCCTGGTCGACGACCCGTAGCCGCCGGGCCGCGCTCATCGGCTCAGCCGATGCGACTCCGACGCACACCGCCACGACGGGCGCGCAGCTCCTGCAGCCGCCGCACGACCATCGGGTCGTGCGCGAGCGCCTCCGGCCGGTCGATCAGCGCGTTCAGCAGCTGGTAGTACCGGGTCGGGGTGATGCCGAACAGGTCGCGGATCACCTGGTCCTTCGACCCGGGGCGCTTCCACCAGTTCTTCTCGAGCGCCAGCATCTCGCGCTCGCCCTCGCTCAGGCCGTCTCGCATCGGGCGGACGGTAGCCGCCACCTCGGACAACACCTGGTGTCAATCGAACGGGTCCTTGCCGAAGACCAGCGCGACGGCGTAGACGAGACCGAGCACCCCAAGCAGCAGTCCGGCGATCGCCAGCCGGCGGCCTCCCCCGCCGCGGTTAGCGGTCTGCAGCCCGACCGCCGAGAAGATGATCCCGGCGACGCTTCCGAGGCCGAAAAGCCACAGCACGGAGCACACCAGCCCGACGACCGCGAACGCGTTCGTCCCCGCGGCCGGTGCCGGGCTCGATGGGTCGCGACTGGTGTCGCTCGGCGTGCTCACGACAGGCACTCCGGTCGCAGCACCTCGTCGCGCAGGTGCTTGGCGATCTCCTTGGTGTCGATGTTCATGCCGGTGGCCTTGCGCAGCTCCCTACGCAGAGCGTCGAGCACCACTGGCGACTGCAGCGCCGTCCCGATGCTCTTGGGCGACGTCGCCGCCTTCGCCTTCCACAGCTCGTCGAGCTGCCGCCGCTTGAGCGACTCGCGGCTGATGTAGAAGAGCTTGTTGGCCTTGGCCGCCGGCGTCTCGTCGCCGAGCAGGTCCACTTCGAAGGCCAGGTCGATGACGATCGGCAGGCCGCCCGTGACGTGAAAGACCTGCCACGACGAGCCGTTGGTCAGGATGAGCCACTCGACGCCCTCGTTCACGGCGTACATCTCGACCTGCCGCAGGTGCTTGCCGTTGAGCTTGGTCGCGACGCGCTTCACCTCGATGAAGGCTGTGAGCTGCCGGTCGATGCGCACGCCGTAGTCGGCGAAGTCGCCCTTGACGTTGTACTCGGTGGTGAGGTCCTCGTACTTGTCGTAGCCGAGACCGTCGCAGAGGAAGTCGGTGACCAGCAGGCGGGTGTCGCCCTCGTTGGCGTCGCGTGCGAGCAGGTCCGCGAGCGGCTTGCTGTACTTCCTCACGGCGGCGCGCACCCGCTCGCGCGCCTCGGTCTCCCACTTCGGCGCGCCGCGCGGCGTGCTGCTCTTGGGCTCAGCGGCCTGGGTGGCCTCCTGGACGACGACGGCGGGCGCCGTCATCGTTGCCGTCTCCGGTGGTCGTTCGGACGTCTCGCTCATTGCGCCTCCTGTTGGGGTTCGACGGCTCTCGACGTCACGGCGTCATGGCCCCCGTCACGATCAGCGAGCAGAGCGCCGCCGCGTTGGAGAAGCTGACGCCCGGCAATCGTGGGTCACGGGCGTGCGCGGGTATGCACTCCAGAACCCTCATCTCGTCCGAGCCGTTCTCGCGCCGGAGCGCGACCAGGGTGCTGCCGGCGCGGCTGTAGTTCTCCGCTGTGGCGAGCTCGCCTGTTGCCGAGAGCGCGGCGTCCATGGCCCGCTTGACGTCCGAGCTCGAGGGTGAGGCCAGGAAGGCGATGCTCGCCTGCTCGAGCGGGTCGAGCTCGGCTACTTCCGAGGCGACGTCGTCGTCCGACTCGTCATCGTTGCCGGACTGGCTGGCCACGCCGATGACCAGCGCCAGCACGGCGACGGCCGCGATCACGCCGACGATGATGGCGTTGGTCCGACGGTCCTCGGGTGACTCCGCAGGGTCGGAGACACTCGCCGGCACCGGGTGCAAGTTCTGGACGCGACCAGGCTCGGCGATGCCGCAGCGAGGGCAGGTCGCGGCTTGGTCGCTCACCGGCTGCGAGCACTCGCGGCACGTGGTCATGGCCATCAGGCCGCGCCCCACTGCTCAGCCTCAGCGCGGCGCCGGTCGATCTCGTCCCGCTCGTGCGGGCGCAGGTTGTTGTAGTCGCACCGTGCGCGCAGAAGCTCGACGTCGACGCCGAGTTCGTGTGCGAGCTCGTGCTCGTCCCAGCCGAACTCCATGGCGGCCAGCAGCCGGTGGAACGGGATGAGCCGTCGGGCGGCCTCGACCTCGACGGCGCGCTCGACCTTGGCGTGCAGCACGTCGTTGTCGGCGCTGCACAGGTCGCCTCTGTCCAGGTGCACGAGCTCGTGCGCGACCGACGCGTCCCACCCCGCGCGGTCGAGCTGCTCGTCGACGAGGATCAGCTGCCGGCGGGGGAAGTACGCCGACCTCGCCAGCCGCAGCGCCGCCCGGCGGATCGTGATGTGCGGGTAGCGCTCGGCCGCGTCGGCTCCGGGGTCGTACACCTGCTAGCTCTCCTCGTCGTCCAGGGCCTCGACAGCAGCGCGAGCAGACGCTTCCGCGATGCGGCGCATCTGCTCCCGCCGGCGTGCCGACGTCCCGGGCTTCACGGGGAGCCGTAGCACGATTTCCTCATCCTGACCGTCGCCACCGACGGCAGACCCCGGACTCTCGACCTGGGGTTGAGCAAGTACATCGGCAGGGACAGGTAGACCTGCCTTCTCGAACGCGAGGCGCAGGTCGAGCCCGACTGCGGCCGCGACCCGCCGCAGCGTGCTGACCTTCGGGTTGGCCGGCACGAAGACATCCGACGCAACGCGCTGGTAGCCCATCTCGAGCTGGCGCCAGCGGCCCTCGCTGATGCCTGCCTTGATCGACGCCTGCCGCACGTTGAGCCCCAGGCGCTCGCGTGCCTCCTGCAGCGCACGACCGAACGGCGGCTGCGGCGGCGGCGGCTCGGCGGTGGCGGACATGCGCGCGAACGTAGTGCGTAGGTCCGCGAAGTCCAGTACGCCACAGCAACGCGGTTCTTCGCTCTTACACGCGTGTCGTATTCGAACACTGCAGGTCAGAGCGTAGTTTCGAGGTTTCTTCGGCGAAGTGCTTGCCCTTCGCGGTTCTCCGCTCTACGTTTCTACGCATGCCGCGAGCCCCACACCTCGTTGAGATCGACCCGGTCGCGCTGGTCGTCCTGCGCGAGAAGGACCGGGCGACCAAGACGCAGCTGGCGCAACGCGCCGGGATCTCGCTCGGCTACCTCGCCGATCTCGAGTCCGGCCGGCGCAAGGGCAACCCCGACGTGATCGGCAAGCTCGCCGACGCCCTCAACGTGCCGATCTCGATGCTCGAGAAGCGCCGGGTGACGGCATGAGCGCCCGCACCGCGGCCCCTGCCGCGCCGCCGCTGGACCCGTCGACGCCTGAGGGCGCGGCGGCGGAGCGGCAGTTGAACGAGGTCCTCGCCGGCGTCTTGACCCGCCTGGCGCGTGAGGAAGCACTGCCGGCCGCTCCCCCGGCCGTCCCGTCCCCTGCCCGTCCGAGATCCGCCTGACCGCACGTGCTCTGGGCTGGGCCACCGCAATGGCCGGCCCTGTCTCAGCCACGCCCGCGTCCTGCCTGGAGGCCTGCTTCATGACTGCCACGAGCACCCCGCCGCCGTTCAAGGTCGGCGACCTGGTCGACGTCGTCGACGCGACCGAGCGGGTCGGTCTGTACGGCCAGTACGTCGGCCGGACCGGCCGGGTCGTGCGGCTGCACCTCGGCGGTAGCGAGCCGCTGTTCGACGTCGAGGTGCCGCCGCTGGTGCCGCTGCCGTTCACCGCCGACGAGCTCCGCCCAGCCGCGGCCGCGCCGGTCGGCCCTGTCCCGCGGCTGATCGACTGCGAGATCTGCACCCGCGGGGTGATGGTCGCCCGTCCGGTGACGGACCTGTCCGGCCCGGGTGTGGTCGTGCTGTGCCCGCGCTGCGAGGGCCGCGGCGCGTTCCTCGAGCTCGTCGAGGACGTCCTGCCGGACCTGGCTGCCTGGAGCGGGTCGTGACCGCGCTGTCGGTCGAGGACGTCATCGCCTCGGCCGTCGCGACCCCGGTCACCGCTGTCCCCGCCGGTGATGAGCCCGCCGTCCCGGGTGGCGGCGCTCGCGAGCGCATGCAGACCCTGGCCGAGGCGGTCCGGCTCGGCGTGCACGACTGGATGCTCACCGACCGGCGCTGCGGCCGACGGTTCACCGTCGGTGCGTTCGTGCGGCACTGCGCCGACGTCGAGCACACCGTCCGGGAAGTCGACGTCGACGAGCCGGAGGTCAACGAGCGCGAGCTCGGCCGGCAGGGCGAGTCCCGCACGGCGGTGGCCGGATGGTGAGCATCCCCCGGCCGGGTCCGCACCTGACGCCGATCTGCCGCCTCCCCGCGATCGGGGTGTGGACGGCCTACCGGCACCTGGCGGTCGCGCGTGACGGTCAGGAGCAGGCCGAGCACGCGTTCTGCCGCGCGCACGAGGTCACCGCGAAGAACCTGGCCGAGATCGCGGCCCGGTCGTTCGGTGAGCTCGGCCGGGTCCACCGCACCGACCTGCCGTCCCGGCAGCTGACCGTCGGCTGCACGTGCCCGGCGCTGGCTCCGGAGCAGCTCGCGGCGTGCGACCGGGAGCGGATCGCCGGCCGTCGGCACGGCGCGATCGCCGCGGTGCACGGGCTGGTGTACCTGGTCGCGACCAGCCGCACCGGCGCCAGCGACGGTCGGGCGCTCGGGAACGAGCAGCAGGTCCTCGACGCGATCGCCGAGGTCGAGCAGTACTGCCGCGACGCCCGCGCCGCGCTGCAGCCGGTCGTTGACCTGCGTCGCGGGCAGGTCAGCGCATGACCGCGACCGGCCCGACGGCGCAGCGGATCGCGCGCGTCGCGAACCTCGCCTACGGGCAGCAGGAGCCGCGCGCGCTCGACGAGCTTGCCGCGATCGGCAGTCAGCTCGGGATCGACGAGCTGTTCACCGTCATGTACTCGCTCGGCCACGCCGTGATGGTGAAGGCCTTCGACGTCGGCCCGGACGACCAGCTGGTCCTCGACACCCGCGGCGGCGACATCGACGACGTCGAGCTCGGCCGCCGCACCGCGATGCGTTTCCTCGTCTGCTGCGGCCACGGCGACGTCCCGACCGCGCACGCCCTGTTCGTCGCGCTGCCTGACGCGCACAGCAGCGAGACGTTCGTCCGCTCCTACCTCGCGATGGTCGGGCACCTGCTGCGGCACCTCGCCGCCCTCCACACCAGCGGGCAGCAGTGACCGCCGCGGTGCTGCCGACGCTGGCCGCGGCCGCCGTCGACGGTGTCCTGGTCGCGCGCCCCCGCACCGCGGTGGTGCACCTCGCCAAGCCCGGCGGGGCCGGTCTGACCGCAACCGGCCGGCTCCGCCGCGGCCGCCGCCCGCTGTGCGGCGTCCGCGGCCGCACCTGGCGCGCCAGCGCCGACCCGACCCGCCGGCTGTGCGCCCGCTGCGCCGCGCACCTGCACCGCGCCGGGCTGGATCCGCGCGAGGTCGCACCCGAGCGGCTCACCGTCGAGCAGCTCGCCGCCCTGCTCGACACCGCCGCCACCGGCCGCGAGCTGCACCTGGCCGTGCTCGCGCTGTGCCGCTGCCAGATCCCCGGCGCCCTGCACGACCTGTCGCCGCGCGTCGCCGCCGCCCGCGCCCGCCTCAACCCCAAGACCCGGAGGTTCCCGTGACCCCGCTGCTCGCCACCCTCGGCCAGCTGATCGTCGGCGCGACCGTCTGCGCGATCGCCTTCACCCTCGGCGCCGCCTGGCAGTCCCGCTCCACCGCCCACTGGCGCCGCCGGTACATCCGCCTGCGCGCCAGGCACCTCGCCGTCATGTACCCGCCCGCCCCGGCCGGGCCCGGCGGTCGAGCGGACTACGGCGACAGCAGCCGGCCGCTGACCCGCGCGCAGCTGCGTGCCGTCCCTGCTGGCCCTGCCGGCCATGTCGACGTGCGGGAGGCCGGTCGTGCTTGAGCCCGACGAGATCGGCCGCTGGACCCGCCTGGCCCGCGCGCTCGGCCGCAAGGCCGATGACGCCGCTGGCCTCGCCCAGGTCCTCGCGCTGGTCGACCAGTTCGAGCACGAGGCGATGCGCGCCGTCGACCGGCTCCACCGGCAGGGCTTCTCCTACGGCGAGCTCGCTCGCGACCTCGGCTGCAGCAAGCAGGCCATCCGGCAGCGCCACACCCGCTGGCTCGACCGGCAGCCGTCCGACCCCGACGACGGCGACACCGGTCAGCCCGCCCGCCGGCCGTCACCGCCGCCCGGGCTGCGCCCCGGCGGCCTGCTCATGGCGGGAGCGACCGCGTGAACGACATGACCAGCGCGAGCCGCGCTCAGGTCGCCGCCGCCTACCGCCGCCTCGCCGAGCAGGCGCAGCGCGCCGCCGACACCTACGCCGACCGGCACGGCGGTCACCTGCCCGACGTCGCCGACCCGGTCCTCGGCGCGGTCGAGGGCGTCAAGAACGCCCGCGCCCTGTACGCCGCCCACCGGCACGCCACCCGACGGGAGGCCTCCGCATGACCGACAGCACCACCCGCCTGCCTGTCCGCGAGCTCATCGTCCAGGCGCTGCGCGCCGAGCCCGGAGACAAGCCCGACCGGGCGCTGCTGCACGCCGCCGACGCCGTCCTCGCCCGCCTGCACGCTGGCGGCTACACCGTCGTCGAGGACGACCCGCGGCACCTGCTGCAGTTCACCGACAGCGGCTGGACGCTGCAGCACTCGCTGACCTGCCGCCTCGACGGCCGGCTGTTCGACTGCCCGGTCAACACCGCCGTCAGCGCCTGGCTTCGTGACGATGGTGACCCGCGCATGCGCGGGCTGTTCCACGTCGACGTTGACGACCACGGCGATGTCGTCCTGCTCGGGCAGGTGAGCCCGTGACCGCCCTCGACGAGCTCGCCGCCTACCTCGGCCACCCCGATCGGCCGTTCGACGCGCGCGCGCTCGAACTCGTCACCGCCGCGCTCGCCGAACGGCAGGCCGAGCTGCCCGCTGCCGGGCACATGGGCGACGACCTCGACCTGCCGTTCAAGGCCGCGGCTCCTGGCTCGACGATCGACCTGAGCGACTGCGTCATCACCGGCGGCTGGGTCGTGTCCGCCGTCGCCGTCCCCGTCCCGCAGGCCGGCGTCTGCCCCGGCCTGCTGTTCCGGTTCTCCCGCTACGACGGGCACCTACTCCGCCCGGTGCTGCTCGTCACCAGTGAGCAGCAAATGCGCAAGACCGGCCCGCTCGTCACCAAGGCGACCGGCGCCGCGATCCGCGCCGCAAGGAACGCCGCATGACCCCGTCGCAGCGGATGACCGCCGCCGCCGACCTCGTCGACGACTGGCCGCAGCCGTACGCCGCCCCGCTCGCCGAGATCCTCCGACTCGAAGCCGAGCACGCGGCGCACCTCGCCGCGGAGGGGTTGAGCTGGGAGCGCTACCCGCCCGACACCGCGCTCGTGCTGGCCGTCGCCGACGGCGTGCTGCTCGACGCCGAGCGAGAGGCCGGCCGTGGCTGAGCAAACGGGGGCCGCCTCACCGCCCCGAGACCTGCGATCGCTCGCCGGTGAGGTGCTGCTCCGCCACGGGTTCAAGGTCGCCGCGGCGGACCAGCGGGTTCAGCAGTGCGAGGTCGGCGTGCGCAACGCCGCCGACTCCTACGACCGGCACCGCGGAGGCCGGCTGGCGAGCGCCCGGCTCGGCGACCGCGAACACGAACTGCGCCAGGCGAAGGAGACACGCGCCGCGCTCGACCGTGACCCGGCCAGGCTGCTCGCCCTGGCGGTACTCGCCGACACCGAGCCGTCATCCGGCACGACCGCGGCTGGGGCGACGCCGTGACCGCCGCCAACGTCGTGTCCGGGCAGGCTCTCATCGACGCCGAGCGCCGCCGACAGGTGCAGACGCTCGGCTACACCCCGGCGCACGACCGGCTGTTCAACACCGGCGGTGAGCTGCTCGCCGCCGCCCGCGTCTACGCCACCCCCGCCGCCGACCGGGTCATGCATCAGCCGCGGAAGCTGGTCCCGCCCACGCCGGTCGGGTGGCCGTGGGGCTGGATCGCATGGAAGCCCAAGACCGAGCTCGACGACCTCGTCCGCGCCGGCGCGCTGTTCCAGGCCGAGGCCGACCGCCTCCTGTCGCTGCGCCGCCGCGCCGCCGCCGAGGTGTGCCTGGAAGGCCGTGAGCGGTGCGCCGAGCAGATCGACCGGCTGACCGCAACGGCAGGTGCCCCGTGACCGGGCGCGCTGTCACCCAGGACTGGGTGCTCGACCTGCCGCTGATGCAGCAGACCGTGCTGCTGACCGCGGTCCGTGGCCCGGACGGCCTGCCGAAGTACCACCCGACGAAGTGGTTGTTGCGCTGGTACCGCCGCTGCGTCCTGCTCTCGGCTCTCGACCGGCGCGTCATCCCCGATCCGGGCGAGCAGAACGGCGGCTCCTTCACCGGCCCGTCGATCGTCGACTCGGCCGACATCCGCGCCTGGTGGCACGGCGAGCCGTGGCAGACCTTCCTCGACCGCCGCGTCGACGCCTACCTGCAGTCGCTCGACGAGGTGCCCCACCACTTCCAGCTGCACCTGATGCACGCCGTCGAGATCGTCGGCTACAAGCACCCGGACGAGGGCGAGATCCGCCCGTGGTGGCACGCCGTCTACCTCCGCCTGGTCCACGACATGCACCTGTGGCCCGAGACCGAAGTCCAGCTCGACATCCGCCTCGGCGACAGCCGTGACGGATGGCTCGACCGCGCTGACCCGGCGACGCGCGCATGACCGGCACCGACGCGCTGATGCTCGACGGGATGCCCGAGACGCCGCCGGCCTGGCAGCGTCCGGAGCAGGGCGTGCGGCTGGCCGCGCAGGACCTGTCGTGGATGCTCGCCGCCGCGCTGCCTCACACCCTGGCCGGTGGCGACGCCGAGGTGCTCCCGCAGCTCGACGCGGTGCACGTGTCCGTCGACGACGGGCTGCTCACCGTCCAGGCGACCGACCGGTACAGCAGCCTGCGTGAGCGCCGCCCGGTCAGCCAGACCTGCCCGTCGTTCACGTTCCTGCTCCGCGCCGGCGACGCGAAGGCGCTCCGCGTCCTGCTCCGCGGCGTTCTGCGCGGTCTCGAGCAGGAGGACAAGGACGTCGAGCCGGTCGACATCGCGCTCGAGCAGACCGACGACGGACCGACCCTGCGCGTGCTCGGCCGCGACCTCGACGTCCGCTTCACCGAGCAGGACGGCGACTTCCCCGACGTCGCCACGCAGGTCGAGCGTGCCCTGGCGCACGTCGCTGACCGGGAGCCGCGCGCGTTCCCGATCACGCTGAACCCGACGCTGCTCGCCCGGGTCGTCGCGGCGCAGAACGCCGGCCGCCGCGGCCGCCCGTTCCGGTACAGCTGGCCCTCCGACCCTGACGGCCGCACCCGTCCGGTGCTGATCGAGCCGCTGACCGATCCCGACAGCGACGACGACCTTGTCATCCTCGTCATGCCGGTGACGGTCGACCGCGACCGGGAGGCCGGCCGTGCCTGAGCCGACCTTCCCCGCGCCGCCGGAGGACGGCGTGCCGTGCCAGGCCAACCCGGACCTGTGGTGGCCGCAGACCAGCGAGGACCGCACCGCCGCCTGGGCCAAGGCCGCGTGCGCGTCCTGCCCGATCCTCGACGGCTGCCTCGAGTGGGCGGTGCACAACGAGTCGCACGGCATCTGGGGCGGCACGACCGCCGTTGAGCGCACGCGGATCCGCAAGGCCCGGCAGCTGCCGGCGCCACCCCTGTTCCCCCGCCGCATGTCGGGCGCCGCCTGATGGACCTCGCGATCCCGCCGACCCTGGCGGTCGGGCCGCTCAACGAGCAGGCGCAGATCGTCGCCGCGCACCACCGCCGCCAGGCCGTCCGGGTGCTCGCCGGCCTGCCGTGGACGACCTCGACCGACGTCGCCGAGCTGTGCGACCTGCTGGGTCTCGACCCGGCCGAGGGCCGAGCGGACCTCCCGCCGCTCGAGCTCACCGCCGTCCTGCCGCCGCCGCTCGACCGGCCGCCGCCGCGCAGCAGCATGCCGCCGGCGCTGCGCGACCTCGTCGTCACCGAGCAGCCGCGGCCCCGGCCGGTGAAGACGTACCGGTCGCTCGAGGACGAGCTCGCCGACCTCGAGCTCGGAGACCCCGCCGTCGCCGCGACCGCCGCCAGCTACGACGAGACCGCCGCCGGGATCCTGGCCCGGCCGCACGACCCTGAGCTCCCCACCGAGGGTGCGACCGACGACCGTCCGACCGTGCAGGGGCAGGTGAGCGGCGAGGCTGCCGCCACGACGGCTCACCGCGGCGCCAGCAGCCGAACTGCTGGGCGCGCCGGACGCGAGGTCACACCCGCCGCGAAGGAAGGCGGCCGGGCGGAGCAGCCCCGCCCGGCCGCACCCTGCACCAGGCCACGCCCGCCCCGGCCCTCACCTGCCGAGGTCGCGCAGGCCTACGACCAGGCCGCCGACGCCGTCGAGGCGCAGCAGCTGCCGACCCCGACGCCCGGGTACCGCGACCCGGGCCGGGTCCGGCTCGTGCCGGATGAGCAGAAGCCTCGCTGCGGCAAGAACGACTGCCCCAAGCACCGCGGTCACGTCGGCCGCTGCCGCCGTCCCGACCGGCCGCGCCCGACCGGTGAGTGCGGCTGCGGCAAGCCGATCCGGCACCTCGGCCGGTGCGTCACCGGCGACACCGAGCAGGTCGTCACCAAGGTCAGCCCCGCCGTCCGGGACGCGATGCTCGCCTGGGCCGCCGAGCTCGGCCAGACCCCCAGTGCCTACCTGCGGTCGCTGATCCTCGCCGACCTGCGCTGCCAGGGCCGCCTCGACGACGACGACGCAGACCCGGACCTCGACGGGCAGCGCCCGCCGCCCACCGAGCCGACCGTCGACCCTGCCGGGCAGGGACCCGACCCGACGGTCGAGGCGGGACCGGCCGACCAGGTGGTGCTGCCGGCCGGTCCAGCTCCCACCCGACGTCGCGCGCCGCGGCGTCCGACCGTCGACGTCGATCCGGCCGAGGCCGCCCGCCGCTACGCCGCCGGTGAGGGCCTGTTCGACCTCGCCCGCAGCCTCGGCATCGGCGCCGCCCGCCTCCGCAGCATCCTGGCCGGTCAGGGCGTCGAGCTCCGCAAGCGCGGTCAGGTCGTCGGGCAGCGCGGCACCGCTCCCCGCCCGCTCGACGAGGAAGAGTGCGTCCGGCTGTACGTGGACGAGCACCTCGAGGTCGCGCAGGTCGCCCGCCGCCTCGGCGTCAAGAACGACCGGGTCACCGCCGTCCTCCGCAACCGGGGCGTGCTGCGCCGACCCCTGCGCCAGGCCGTGCCGCTCGACGCCGAGCGCTGCCGCCAGCTGTACGCGACCGGCATGAGCACCGCCGCGGTCGCCCGCGAGCTCGGCGTCCGGGTCAACCGCGTCCAGGAGCAGCTCCGCGCTGACGGGCTGCTCCGCCCGCGCGGCCGGCCGAGGGCGGCGAGCGCATGACCGGGCAGACCCACGAGATCCGCGGCCCGATGGTGGCGTTCGGCGTCGCCGCGCTGCCGCCCGCCCCGGGTCGTGTCGACGTCATCTGCCGGCGCGAGCTCGCCGAGCACACCGCCGCGCTGTGCCGGCAGCTGCACGGCCACGGCCACCCGAGCGGCTGCCCGACCTGCCAGCACCTGCAGGCCGCGCCCCACCACCGCGCACGCCACGCCCGTCCACCCCGAGGAGCGCACAGCACATGACCACGGCGACCGCCAGCCCTGTCGACCTCACCGAGGTGATGCCGACGGCATCACCCCTGCGCGCCATCCCGATCGGGCTGCTCCACCCCAACCCTGACAACCCCCGCGCCGACCTCGGCGACGTCGACGAGCTCGCCCAGTCCATCCGCGAGAACGGCGGCAGGCTGCTGCAGCCACTCGTCGTCGTCCCGGCCGCGATCTACCGCGACACCCCCGCACCCACCGACGCCGACCGGTTCGTCGTCATCGCCGGGCACCGCCGGCTCGCCGCCTGCCAGCTCCTCGACCTGCCCGACGTCGACTGCATCGTCCGCGACGACCTCGTCGGCCCGGCCGCGCGCATCGCGATGCTGGTCGAGAACCTGCAGCGCGTCGACCTGACCGCGCTCGAGGAGGCGCAGGCCTTCGACGCCCTGCAGACCCTCGGCCTGTCCCAGCGCGACATCGCCGGCCGCGTCGGCCGCAACCAGAGCCACATCAGCAAGCGCCTCGGGCTGCTCCGGCTCAGCGACACCGGCCGCGACCTGCTCGCCGCCGGCACCCTCACCCTCGACCAGGCCGTCGACGTCGCGAAGATGCCCGAGACCGTCCAGACCAGCGTTCTGGCCGACATCGAGAAGGGCCCGGCCTACGGCGGCGTCGACGGCGTCATCCGCGCCGCCCAGGCCAAGCTGACCGAGCTCGCCGAACGCGGCAAGGCCATCGCCGGCGCCCGCGAGTCCGGTGTCGAGTGCCTCGTCGTCGACGACCCCAACATCACGATGCAGGCATGGCGCGATCTGCTCGCCGAGCGCAACGCCGTCAAGCTCGACAACCTCCGCTACGACGGCACCCCGGCGCACGTCGAGCTCCCCTGCCACCTGGTCGTCATCGGCTCCCGGAAGGAGTGGGTCCGCACAGCCGACGGCTACAGCGAGCGCTGGGCCGTCCCGTACTGCACCGACCCCGACTCGCACGCCACCGACGAGGCAGCCGACGCCGACCCGGGCGTCGATGCCGCCGAACGCGCCGCCGAGCGCGCCCGCTGGGAAGCCGAGAACGCTGCCCGCAGCGAACACCGCGAGCGCCTCGACGCGCTGCACCAGCGGCGCCTCGACTTCGCCCGCACCCTGCTCGCCGGCAAGCTCCCGTCCGGCGCCGTCGAGCACGTGCTGCGCGCCAGCGTCCTCGAGCGCGTCTGCGGCGTCGACCTGTACGACGCCAGCGAGCAGGTCAGCAAGGCCGGCCAGCTGCTCGACCTGCCCGAGCACGACCGCGAGCGCGCCGCGTCCAAGACGCTGCTGGCCGTCCTCGACCGGCTCCGCCGTAGCAAGGACGATGCCCTGCGCCTGGCCCTCGCCGTCCGGCTCGTCGCCGACGAGCAGGAGCTCCACAGCCTGCTGCTGCACGGCGACCACCCGCAGGCCGCCGCCGCCCAGGCGCACCTGGAATTCCTCAAGCACGCCGGCTATCAGCCCGACGAGCTCGAGACCCTCCCGGACGACCTGCACCCGATCGAGCACCACCTCGACGACTTCGGGCTCGTCGACCTCCCGCCCGCCGACGATGACATCGACGGTCAGGGCGACGAGCCGTGACCTCTGCCGGCCCGTCCTGGGTGCCCCGCCTGCGTCACCTCCGCCGCGACGCAGGCGTGAGCACGCCGTACTGGTCCCCGCACGGATGGGTGATGGAGCAGCACCGGGCCAGCCTCCGTGAGCGGGCGCAGATGTTCGTCACCCTGACGCACGTAGCCCTCAAGTGGGGTCGCGGCTGGACCCGGTGGCGCCTGCTCGGCAAGGCGGCCCGGATGGTCCTGCGGCCGTCCTGCCAGGCCGCCTACTACGACACGTCGGGCACGGTCTCAGGGTCACCTACCGAGCAGGTGACCGAAGCGTGACCGCACCGGACGTCCGCCTCATCACCGTCCGCCCGCCGTGGTCGTTCGCGATCGCGCACCTCGACAAGAGGGTGGAGAACCGCGTCCGCCCGACGTCGTACCGCGGCCCGGTGTTCATCCACACCGGCCGCTCCCGCGACCACGACGCCCTCGGCAGCCAGGTCTTCATGGCAGCGCTGCGCGCCTGGGGCGGTCCGACAGCGGTCGCGTGGTTCGAGCGCGACGGGGCACCCGAGGCGACCCGGCCCGGTCACGTCGTCGCGACTGCCAGGCTCGTGGACTGTCATCCCGACGCCGGCGACTGCTGCGGCCCGTGGGCGAACCGCTCGCACACCGTGCCCGGCGTCGGGTTCACCGTCGTGCACCACCTGGTCCTGGCCGACGTCGCCGCAATCGTCGAGGCAATCCCCGCGCGCGGTCAGCTCGGCCTCCCGTGGCGCGCTGACGCCTCTCTCGCGGCCCGCCTGTCCCCGTACCTCCCGGAGCAGATCGACCGGCAACACGGCGTTGCCGCCGAACGCGCTGGGCCGGGCGACTACGACGTCGACCTCCGAGCCCGAGTCGCGACCGCCCTGCGGCGAGGGCACGGCGCGGACTGTGAAGAGCCGGACGACGAGTCGCCGGGCCGGTGCGTGTGCGAGCACGCCGACCTGGCCCGGGAGCTGGAGGTCGCCGGCCGCTACGCCGAGCCGGGCTACGTCGAGCCGACGGGTGCCGACGCTGACGGCGGCATGGAGTACCTGCCGTGACCGCCGCCGCTCTCTTTTTTTGCCCAAGATCGAATGACAGCCGGGTAGTTCCCGAACGCCTGTTCGCAGGTGTCCGATGAGGCCGCAGGGCACCCGGGTGTGGCGCAAGACCGCCCGCGCCGCGCTCCGTCGCGTCGCTCGCGGCCGCCGCAGCACGCACCAGGTCGACTGCCAGCAGCACCGGTCCGGCTCAACCTGGCACCGCCGTCACCCCGGCCAGTTCCCGTGCGACTGCACACGCCGCCGCCCTGGGGCCGCCTGATGGCGTGGGGACGCTTCGGGGACACCTCGCACTCGCACCGCAAGCTCATGCGCGCGATGGCCCGCGACCCGGTCCGCGGCGCCGCGGTGTGGGGCGCCGTCACGCTGTGCCTGTCCTGGTCGACACAGGAATCGCAGGACTGGTGGGTGTCCGAGTCGTTCGTCCTGGCCAAGTGGGGCGACAAGGGGCCCGAGCTGATGCGCGACGCGCAGGCCTGCGGGCTGGTCAAGCGCGGCCGCACCCGCCGGCACGGAGAGAACGGCTGGCTGATCGACGACAGCGACCCCGAGCTGCTTCACATCCGCACCAAGGAGGAGGTCGATCGGGACCGGGAGAAGTCCCGCGCCACGCGCCAGAAGGACGCCACCCGCGAGGTCCGGCTTCGCGACGGCGACCAGTGCCGCTACTGCGGCAAGACCGTCGACTGGACCGACCGGGTCTCCGCACGCCGCGGCACCTACGACCACCCCGACCCCGCCACCCGCGACGTGTTCGTCGTCGCCTGCGGCGAGTGCAACAACGCCAAGTACAACCGCACCGCCGAGCAGTGGGCCGCCGACGGCGGCCGCAAGCTCCTGCCCCCGCCCGACGAGCCCTACATCGGCAAGGTCACCGCCCAGCGCTACAACGTCCAGCCCACCGCTCCCGCCGACCGCGCGCACCCCGACCACTCGGATGACGCAGCGACCCAGCGACCCGGCAGCCAGCCGGACACCGCCACCCCGGAACCCGCAGCCGTAGGCGCGACCGGGGACCTCGACGGGCAGCACCTGGACCTGGACCTACCTAGCGCGAGGGTCGCAGACCTACCGGCGTCGGGTCGGGACGGGCAGGTCCGGGACGGGCCAGGTCAGGCAGGGACGGGTGCCGCAGGTACCCGCACCGCACGTGACGGTCCTCGCGGACGCAGGGGTCGACGGCAAGCCCGCCCCCCACCGGCCTGACCACAGCCACACCACCACCAACGCCAGCTCACGCCTGCCTGCCCGCACGCCCCTGCTCGCTCCGAGGGAGCACCGCCATGCACGACGAGCTCCGCGACACCTACCGCACCGACACTGCTCCGACCCGGGCCGGCTGCCTGCTGCTGCTCGGCTACCTGTTCGGCGTCGCCGGCGTGATCGTCGTCGTCGGCACCCTGCTGGTCGTCCTGTGACCGGCGCGGCCGCCGCTGCGCTCAGCCTGCTGCTCGACCACCCCGCCCTGGTGCTCGGCACCGCCGCCGGGGTCGTCGGCGTCGCCCTGGCCGTCGCCGCCGTCGCCGACGCGAACCTGCGCCTCGACGCCGCCCTGCCGCCCGGGCTGCCCCGGTGACCCGGCCGGCCTACCGGGGCGACCGGCATCAGACCTTCGACCAGGCCGTCGGTGTTCTCGCCGAGGGCATGCCACCGCGCCGGCGGGTCCAGTTGCGCCCGGCCCAGGCGGTCGTGCACCTGGCCGGTCGCCGCTGGTCGCTTCCGTACCTGCGACTCGAGGTGCGCCGTGGTTGACGTCCGCATCACCCTCCCGACCGGCCAGGTCGACCAGTGGCCCGGCGTCAACGTCGAGCTGCTCTCGGACCAGTCCATCGCCGGGACCGTCCGCGTCGACGACGGCAACGGTCACGTCCTCGCCTACTACGCCCCCGGCGGCTGGACCAAGGTCACCCTCGGCCACCGCGACGACGACACCTCGCGAGAGGACCACCCGTGACCCTCCGGCCAACCTCACCGGCCGGCGTGCCCCGATGGGCCTGCCACCGCCCCGGCTGCGACTGGACCCCGGCCGAGCCCGAGGCCGTGTTCGGCCCGGCCCGCACGCAGCTGCTCGAGCACGCCGACCACACCGGCCACCCGCTGTGCCAGCTCTGCCGGCACAGCCTTGACGGCAGCGAGCACCACACCTGCGAGCGCTGCCTGACCCGCACCCGCCGCACCGTGCAGCGCATCGCCGACCTGTACGCGCTGCTGCCCGCCCAGATCGAACTGGGCCAGTTCCGCGGCCGCGGCGCCGACCTCGCCGGCGGCCGCGGACACCACAGCGACACCACCATCCCCGGCGGCACCGCCCTGGTCCTGCTCGTCACCGGCACCCACGGCGGCGTCCCCCGCGAGCTCACCGACAGCGAACGAGCCGCCGCCCGCGAGCCCGTCCGCTGGTGGCTGCGTGAGGCCGTCGGCCCGCTCACCCGCACCGAGTACCTCCGGCTCGAGCGCACCGCCCAAGGCCTCGAGCACGCCGCCGACGAACGACGCGACGACTCCGTCAGCGTCGTCGGCTCCCTGCTGTCCTGGGCCAACGACTGGCGCGAGCAGCGCGACGAACTCCCGCTCCCGCCCGACGCCCGGCTCACCACCGTCACCGGCTACCTCGAGACCCACATGCGTTGGGCCGCCACCGGTCGCGACCGCCACCTCGAGCGACTGGTCGGCCGGCCCGCCGAGGCCTTTACCGACTTCGCTCAGGAGCTGCGCGACCTGCTCACCAAGCTCGAGGACACCCACGGCCTGCTCAACCGGCCGCAGCGCAACGACACCAGCTGCCTGCAGTGCGGCTCCAAGCTCGTCCGCCCGTACCGGCCCGCCGACCCGTGCGACCACCGCCCACCCGAGTTCCCGCCCGCCGAAGTGCCGATCGTGCCGCTCGGCCTGACCTACCTCGTGCCGATCGCCGAGCGCCGGCGCATCTACGAGCGGCGCCTCGAGAACTACGAGCTCGCGCACAAGGCATGCGACCAGGGCGGCGTCGGCGAGGACGAGTGGACCTGCCCCAGCTGCGACACCACCTACCGGCCGGAGAACTACATGATCGCACGTCGTCAGATGCTCGAGGACACCCGCCGCGACAAGCAGGCCAGCCGTGGCTGAGTACGACCGCGAGGTCCTGACGACCGTGCTCATCTACCACCAGCGCACGGACACCAGCGGTTGCCACTGCGGCTGGGCGGTTCTCGGAGCCTCCTACGCCGAGCACGTCGTCGACGTGTACGAGGCGTGCATGGCCGCTCGGGCCGACGGAGGCGGACGCTCCCGTGGCTGACCCGGCGAATGCGCAGGCTGCGGTCGCCTGCTTCGACGAGCCGGACGAGTTCGGGCGGCTGCAGCCGGTCTGGATGCAAGGCCGCTGGTCAGAGCGCCCGTTGTTCGCGCTCGACGCCGACGTCACCGTCTACTGGCCGGACGTGCGGCCCTGCTGGGAGGACGAGAAGGCCGGCAAGGGAGTGCTCGGCCGGTGAGGCGCGAGACCGACAGCACGGTCGCGCTCGACCAGGCCTCCGACCGGTACGTCAAGCCCGACGTCGCTGCCCAGCTCGTCGGCCGCTCGGAGCGCACGATCCGCAACTGGCGGGCCGCCGGCCTGCTGCGCAGCCGCGTCGTCGACGGCGACATCTACGTCGACCTCGACGACGTGCTCGACCACAACCGCGACCGCCCTCGTCGTCGACGCACGCGCGCGACACGCGCGCGTGGAGCCTGACGTCGTTGACTCCTCGTGCCCGCTGCGCTTAAGTCACGTCGGCGGTATTCGTGCTGCCCTCAGACGCCCGACGGTCTCCGGATCGGCGGGCGTTCGTCGTTCCCGGACCGGAGGCGACTGTGGTCGCTGACACCGACAGCGAAGTCGCCGAGCGCGAGGCCTGGCAGGACCTGGCCGACAGCTGCGTCGAGCACGACGCCGGCCATGAGGCGCGAGCCCTGGCCGAGCTGGTGCGTCTGGGCCTGCTGCCGCCGCTGCCCGAGCCACGCCGCGGCCGCGACGGCTGATGGCCTCGAAGGTCTGCTCCGAACCCGGGTGCCCCACGATCCTCATCGGCGGCCCAACGCGCTGCGAGCGGCACAGCCGACGCCGGCCGGACGAGCGTCCGTCGGCTGCAGCTCGCGGGTACGACGCGAAGTGGCGGCGCAACGCCGGCCGGTTCGTCAAGGCGCACCCGGTGTGCGTCGACTGCGGCGGTCAGTCCGAGGTCGCCGACCACGACCCGGTCGAGCGGCGCGATCTCATCGCCGCGGGCGACCCGCATCCCGACGCGTGGCATCACCTCGTGCCGCGCTGCATCGACTGCCACAACCGCAGGACGGCTCGCACCTCCCGGCGCCTCGCCCGGGCAGGGGGTGGGGGCCCCAAACGATCATGAGAGGGCCCGGGGACCGCTGGGGTCGGCGTCCGCGGGGTCTGTCAGGTTCAGAAGTCCTGGGTGGGGAGGTGCGTCCGTGGACGCCACCGCCTTCGGCCAGCCGCTCGTCATCGACCACCTGCCCGAGGGCTTCGTCCCGCTCGAGGCCGTCGTCGTCGTGAAGGGCCTCGCGCCCGACGGCACGCTCGGTGTCTTCCAGTGCGCGACCGACGGCCTCACCTCGTGGGAAGCGCTCGACATGGTGATCGCGT